TATTATCCTGAAGAAACAGGTATGTTAGATGAAGGTCACTATGTAATATTTGATATTATTGAAAACAGAAAAACATCATTTGGTAGTAATATGAAGAGAATGATAGAAGTACCAGCTGATGATGACGCAGAAGCTAATCGGGATGCAATTGCAACAGCAGATTCAGCAGCTGCTCCGAAGTTAACGACAACTAGAAAGGCAAGAGAAATGTCCTCTGGTATTGGTCAAGGTGGTTCACATACACATACAAGAATTAGTGATACGGTGTGTTTATATACACCTGCCGAAGCTGCAAAATTCTCATACAAAGCAAACTATGAAAACTTAGCAACAGGTCTTGCTGGTCTTATGGCGTCTAGTATGGAAGCAGGTAAAGATATGTCTTTCAAAGAAGCAATGATTGATGGTGGTGGTGCTGTGATAGAAAGAGTATTAGGTGAGGCAGTAACCGGTATCGTAAGTGCATTGCCTGGTGTTGGTGATGTTAGAGGTGCAATAGATAAGTCAATGGGTAGAGCATTAAATCCATTTAACGAACAAGTTTTTAGAAGTGTACCATTTAGAGAATTCCAGTTTCCATTTACATTTGCACCAAAGAATAGAAAAGAAATGTTAAATGTAGAAAAGATTATCAAGTTATTTAAATTTCATATGTTACCTGAATTTAGTAATAAAACTAAATCAGCATTTTTGTCTCCATCTGAATTTCAAATAACTTATATGTATCGTGGTAAGACAAACGATTATATACCACAGATTTCTCGTTGTGTTATGACAGGTATGGATGTTGACTATGCAACAGAAGGAACATTCCATACATTTAGAGAAGACGATAGAGGAGCTGCACCTATAACAACAACAATGAATTGTACATTTGCAGAAACAGAAATTATGACTAAAGAGACAATCGCTAAAGGATATTAATAAATGTATTTTTCAAGTTTCCCACTTATACTATATGATATGAAAGGTGACCAGAAAGCAAAACTGGCAACTAACATAATCAAACGAGTAAAGGTAAGAGAAAAAGTATTAGACGCAGCTATGCTGTATCAGAAGTACTTTGTACAACCTGGCGAAAGACCAGAAGATGTAGCATTTAATCACTTCGGTAAATCAGAATATCACTGGATTATATTGTTGACAAATAATATAACAGACGCATACTATGGTTGGCCTATGTCATATGCAGAATTTGAAACATTTTTAAAAGACAAGTATACAAATCCAGAAGGTATACATCATTACGAAAAGAAACAAACTAGTGGTGATACAGAAGTCCATATAGAATGTATGGAATCAGACGCAGGTTCTGTATCTGTATCTAATAGAGAATACGAACAAAGAAAACAAAACGATATAAGCGAAATCAAATTGTTAGACCAAGGATATCTATCAACATTTTTAGATGAGTTTGACAAATTAATAGGTGAATAATAATGTATAGCAAACTTAAAACCGATGACCTGAAAAAGGCAGGTGACTATACGCTATCTGAAATAGTGGTACATAGTAGAGAGTCCTTTGACGGTTCAAGTAAAGCAAAGAAAACAGATATAACAAGTCTTGTTGCTGAAATCAATATTTACGAAGATATAAACGAGAAGAACTTAACAGGTCAGTTAGTTATATCAGATAGTACAGGTTTGCCTAACAATATGCCATTGACTGGCAATGAACTATTATCATTTAAACTAGGTACACCAGGTTCTAGTAGATATTATGATTTTGAAAAGTATCCTATGGTCATCTACAAGATAGGTGAGAAACAACCACATAATCCTAGGTCACAATTCTATATTCTATACTTCTGTAGTAAAGAACAAATTACCAATCAAACTCTAAAAGTACAAAGACCATTTAGTGGTGCTGTATCTGATATGATTTCTAGTGTAGCATTATCTGAATTAGGTACTAGTAAAGACATTTACATTGAAGGAACAAAAGGTAGTCGTAAGTTAGTCGTTCCTAGATTTAGACCATTTAAGGCAATTGATTTCTTATGCAGTATGGCAGAATCAAGTCAGTTTAATTCAACAGGATTTAAATGGTACGAGACAGCAGATGGATTTCATTGCCGTTCATATGAGAATATGATGGCAGTAGGATTAGATAGTACAAGACCTAACAATGGTTATTTTAAACCAACTATGGCAGGTACTACAAGAGATAAAGGTAACCGTGATGTTACCCAAGAAATGCAGACAATGTTTAGTTATGAAGTTATAGACCAGTTTAATCTTATGAAAATGTTAGGTATGGGTGGTGTTGCAAGTCGTGTATTAAAGACAGATTTATTTAACAAGACATTTAGTAATGCAGATTTTAATTACGAAAAGAACTATGATACACAACATCATACAGAGCACGATGGTATGGGTATGAGACAAGGTGATAAGAAATTACTACCTAATTATCCATTTAGAAACAATCTAGCATTGACAGATTACGCAGATGGTACTTTCTTTCATAGTAGTGAGACAGAAAATCAATATGATGGTTATAATTCCGTATCGCCAGAAAACTCAATGCTGAATAGAATAGCACAAGAGGTAGCATTAGAATGCTTTAAAGTAAAATTTGATGTGCCTGGATACACAGGATTATCAGTTGGTGAAATGGTTGGATTAGAACTGCCTAGATACGAAAGTATTAGTGTTGGTGATATAGACCAAGACCACATAATGTCAGGTAGATGGTTAGTATCAAGTATAATACATAAAGTTATACCAGCAAAGAGTTACCACTCAATGACCGTTGAATGTCTGAAAGATAGTGTTAAATCGCCATACTATAATGAAACAATTAAAGTAGAAGAAGGAAAAGAAGATAAAGGTAAAGTCTATGAGCAAGAGAAGATAGATGAAGGTATCTTTGGAATCTTTGATGAATATTAAGAGAATATTCGTAGTTTATTCATATGACAACAACTAGAGAGAACCATAGAGAATCGCCCTCCGAGACGCCCCTCCAGAGGTCTAAAGGGCATAGATTAGGGTCTCTCAGCACACACTCCACTCTATCTGCTGACATACAAACCAGAATAAATGAGAACAAAATGAGAACAAAAACACAATGATTAGAACAATGAAAGAATTAAACAACCCTTTACGCAACACATTTAGAACCATACGCAAGACCTATGAGGATGCTCTGTATAAAGTAATCTTACAGAAGTTTTTTAAAGGTACATACGCAATAGACGAACTCAATCATAAAGTCGGCGTACTTTCAGCAATCGCTATACGCACGGCAGTATTACGAATAATGCTCAAAGATATGACACTAGCGTGTCAGTTGCGTAGGTTTAGAATAAATAGTAAAAATAATAGTATCTGATGTTATCTAAAAGGTACAAGTATCGGAAGAAAATATGGCCAAGTTTATACATTTTACAGGAATAGTTGAAGACAGACAGGATCCTCACAAGGTAGGCCGAGTGCGTGTAAGGTGCTTGGGTTACCATTCAGACGACATTACCGTTTTACCTACAGCGGACTTGCCGTGGGCGCAATGTGCATTACCTACGACTGCCGGTGGTATAAGTGGCCTGGGTCAGTCGCCAACCTTTTTGGTAAATGGTACTTGGGTATATGGTTTCTTTAGAGATGGAGAGCAGGCGCAACAACCAGTTGTTCTTGGAGTACTCCCAGGTAAACCTACTGAATACTCTAGTCGTTATTATTCAAAGGCCTACTATGATGGTTCAAATATCTATCCTAAATACATTAATGAGACAGACACTAACAGACTGGCCGCTGGAGACAATTCTCTAGTAAATGAAATAAGAACAGCGACACGAATAACAGATGTTGCTACAGCAGACTTTGATAGTACATCGGCCGCAGATGGCAGTACTATATTAGGTTCTGATACAACAAAGTGGTCACAGCCTGCTATATCATACGCTGCTGTGTATCCATATAATAAGGTAACGGAAACGGAAAGTGGCCATATACAAGAGTTTGACGATACGCCGGCCGCTGAGCGTATTCATATAAGGCACAAGATAGGCACATCATTAGAATGGACACCAACTGGCGACCAAGTGAATATAATAAAAGGCCATAATTACAAGATGGCCGTTGGTTCAGATAAGACTTATATAGAAGGCGATAGTGATATTAGTATAGACGGACGCCATAAGATATACATTAACAAGTCTGCTACATTAAACAATCACTATGATATACAAGTAGGTGCTAATGCAAACCTTAATATACAAGTAGATACTGGCGATGTCAATGTAGTCACCAGAGTAGGTAAAGTCAATGTCAATAGTGGTGGTGATTATAATTTAAAGGTAGGTGGTAATTACACATTAACCGTAGATGGCAGTCATAGTGAAACAATCGCAGGCACACGAACAGAAACGGTAACAGGCGATAACACCAAAACAGGTAAGACAATCAATCTCAACTAGGGCCGGTTTGTTATCTAAAATCCTGATAGCAATTAGGGCAATTATAACTAGGACCTGCTGGGTAATCTATAAATGCAATAGACTATACTAAATATAAATTATGAAGAAACTCTTTAAAATAGCAGGTCTATACTTCTTTACATTTCAACTAATAAAGGGTCTTCTGTGGATCCTATTGATATATCTCGGCTTTGAGTTTGGGAATTTTTTTCCGAGCTAATTTTCTCTACAAGCTTCGTTAACTTATCTATCTTATTGTGAAGCTCATCTACTTCTTTTGTTATATCATTGTAAATATCATCATTATTATAAAATGTCATTATTCAGTCCTTTCTAAAAAAAATATTCAACATCGCCCCAACTATCAGACTTTACTTGTATAATAGTCATAGGGTCATTTACTTCATTATTATTCAGACACTTCTCAGCGTCTTCTTTTGTATCAACTATCAAAGGCATTTCAGCATTTGCGTCATTAGGGTCAACAAACTTCGTACCTGTAGCGTCAAGTAATAGTTCAGTATTATCTTTTTTCAAAGCATAACCTTCTTGTTCATAGACCATTGTTGGTATTGGATGACTCATAATATACTCCTTTTCTTTATCATACTTACATACTATCAAACTCTACACTCCTTGTCAAGCACTTTTTTATAAATATTTTCAGTAATATTAACACTCAACTGGAGCGAGTAATGGTTGAAATACTTACTATATTAGCGTTAGCAGTAAATCTGTTAACAAGTCTTTTACGCTAGAATTTGTGAATCTTATACATAAGTGTGTTAAGACTTCCAGAGAATAGCTAAGCTAAGGAACAGGACACACAAATGACTTTCAAGGAACGACTACAGCGCATACGAGGCAAGGCGCAAAAATCTATCACTACTGACAATCTCGTTGACATTTCTGTTGACATATTGATATTGGTCTTTGATGTATTAAGTTCGCCTATCTTAATTGTAATGAGAGTTGTAAGGTTCTTAATTAGAAAGTATGTTATTAAATATATAAAGGCCTTTCTTAAATGGTTTATCCATAAAGTGTTAAAGATAGATAATACGCCTTTAGATTGGAAAGATTAAAATGATTAATGGATTGTGGTTAGTTGATAGAATTGAATATTGGATAGGGAGAGGGCGACTCTTGTTCTCTATGTGTTTGCGATTGTTAACTTGGGCCGGACTAACGGTAATGGTTGCGTATGGTTTAGCGTTTCTTTATGTTGCGATTATAGGTACGATTACTGAAAGAAGCGAATTTAATGAGATAGTTGGTTCTTCTATGTTAGATGAATTTTATTACTTTATTCTACCAGCGTTATTAATAACTAGTCGTAAATATATAAATAGTTTTATTCGTTCAACCATTTTTGGTCGGAAGTAAGGCACTCGCCTGAAGGAACGCACCTAACTTGAAACATAGGAGGGTGTTATGAATAGACATACTTATTTACTCTCCACTTATAGAAAGAAGAAACAAATAGAGCGTAAAGAAAAGGCTCTTGCGTCTTCTCGTACAGAAGTGGATATAAATGGTAATGGTACTTCTGGTTATACCTTAAAAGAAGGTAAAAACAAAAACAAAGTACTTGGCCATAGAGTAGTCAAATCAACCGATAATTGGTAATATTTTGGGGGAGTTAAATCTCCCCTAAATAGTTTTATGAGTAATTTAATAAACTTAACAGATAACGCAGTATCACATCTACAAACTTTAGCAAAAGAACATAACAAAAAATATGTTCGTTTAGAAGTTAAAGGTGGTGGTTGTGCTGGGTTTAAATACGACTGGAAGTTTGAAGATGAAGCAGATACTAATGATGAGGTTATTCTACACGATAACTTTACATTGTTGGTTGATAAGTCTAGCATATTAATGTTAGCAGGTATGACTATAGAATATCGTAAGGAGATATTTGGGTCATTTTTAGAATTAAAGAATCCCAACGCAACAAGTAGTTGTGGTTGTGGAGAAAGTTTTGGAGTATAAAATGAATTATGATAGAATAAAACAAGAAGAAGCGTTATATTCAGAATCTTGTGGGTCTTGTATACCTATAGAAAAAGACCACAAATATCAAAGTGAGTTGTTAAAGAAACAATTACAAATGATATTAGATGATGAAAGAGGCGACAACGATTTAGATAAAAAGATAAAGATATTAGAAACACAAAATAAGATATTACAAGCGGAAAAGAAGTTTCTTGCCGACACATTAAAAGAACACGGCATATTGACAATGAAGTAATTATGTTGTATAGTAATTATTGGAGTGAATTAAAATGACAAAATTTAGAGAACAAACCGTAATACCTCAAATAGTACATCCGAAGATAAACGGAGAAGTATTATATCCTTTTGGACCACCTGTCTATCGTACAGAATTAGATACAAAGATTGTTGATATGCTGATAGCAGAAGGTCAACGAACAAGAGAACAAAAAGATTTAGACCATAGATTAAAACTAGCAGGTAATATGAAGTCTGGTACTTCTGTTCTATTTCCTGCAGGTCCTGATAAAGATGTTAGAAACAGAGCAGACCAAGCAATCGTTCAAAAAGTATTTGAGTTCTTTGAAATACTACAATCACAATATGGTAAAGATTGGCCTAATATAGAAAAGATGATGTTAGGTAATAGTGGTGGTATGGGTGCATTAAGATTACAACAATTATGGATTAACTTTCAACAAGCAGGTGATTATAATCCTTTACACGACCACGGTGGTCTTTTTAGTTTTGTTATATTTGGTGATATAGATGAAAAGATATTTACAGAAGATGTACCACCTACAAATACTAATATAGCAGGTAAACTAATATTTCATTATGGTGAACAGATTACAAAACTACAATCAAATAGTTTTTCAGTAGAACCATATAAAGGTTTAATGTATGTTTTTCCTGCGGCTTTACAACATACGGTACCACCTTATTTTAAAGAGTTTGAAAGAATTAGTATAAGTGGTAACTATGTACTAGAACAAAATCAACCACAATCAAAACTTAATCCTGTTAAGTTAGATTTAGAAGATGATAAAGTAGCACAAATGATGATGAAGCAATGATTACATTAATTTTTATATTAGGTTATTTGACAATGGTCTTAAATGAAGGCTTTGTTATATTGCGTCATCTATCTAAAAAGATGGCAAAGAAAAGAGAAAAACTAATTAAGAAATACGGCAAGAAGTGGCAGATATTTCATAGTGCAATGGATATAGTATGGGTATCGTTTGTTTCAATAGGTATTATATTTTCAGAATACAGATGGTTCTTTCTAGGATTAGTATTAGGTTTCTGGATTATAGTATTCGTTGTAGTATACTTACCTAAATTATTAAAGATGAGAGCGAAGTTTAGACCAGACGAGGAATAATGATAAAAGAATATTTAAAAATTATAGGTCTTGGTATACTTGCAATACTATTTCATTGGAAGACAATTGCATTTTATGGATTTATGGCGTTTGCTTTTGTACTAATGATGTTAGAACAAGGTTTCGTTGCGGCTCTTATTGTAATACCTATTCTATACTTCTTACGACTTATAGGTAAGTTTCTATGACACCAGAAGAATTACAAGAAACAATTGAAAAGATTAAATTCATACTAGACGATAAAGTTGCACCTAGTGTAGCTGCACACAATGGTAAGATTAACTTTCTTTCTTTTTCACAAGAAGGAGTGTTAACATTACAAATGGCAGGAAGTTGTGCTGGGTGTGCTATGTCTCAACTTACTTTAAAACAAGGTGTTGAAAGTATGATGAAACATTATTGTCCAGAAGTCAAGCAAATCATTTCAGAAGATGATACACAAGCTGCTGAACAAGGTTACACACCTTACGCACCTACCTTAAAATAGTCCAGGTATACAGACTAAAGTTTCTGACACGATACAGCCAGCAAAACTGACTAAACCATAAATCATCAAAAAAGTAATCATTTATTGTACCTTTCATAATGGCTCTTATCTACGCAATAAAAGGCTTTGTGTTGTGGATATTCTTTTTTAGCGAGGCGATGAGCAGATTGACAATTGGGAAAGTCCCCTAGCATCCGCATATCTTTTGATTCAAAATCAAAATAACCGTAGCCTGATAACCAGACTACGGCAACAAAGGATTGTAATATGAATATTCTCCGTTAAGATTATTATTATGAAGCTAACTTCATTAAAGAATAAGGCACGGTCCATTTACCACGACCTTCTTCCATAACTACAGCTTTCTTCGGGTTACATTTAACAATAACTCCGTGATGTTGTTTACCACGAGGTCTGCCAAATATCACTTTTGCTCCGACAGCAAACTTGTTAATGTCTTCGGCTTTTGCTTTCGCAATACAAGCCTCAACAATATAAAGATGTTCTTTATGACTAGGTTCTCTAATCCAGTCTAACACTTTATTTAAATCATTAAATTTCACTTCTGACATAATATACTCCTTCTATTTAAGATATAAAGGTCCAGTCCACTGGATTGGATAGTTTCCAGTAAGAACATTTCCTCTAGGTTGATTTAAAGCAGGTGCATTAAAACCAGCAGGTTTCAATATATCGCCTTTTTTAAAATGTTTAAAGTCTTCTTTTACGATAAATGCAAAGACACCGTTTTCTTGTACAATCTTAATGTACTTCTTACCAGGTCTTACAGATGTTTTACTATCCCATTTATCAACTTGTTCTTTACAATAACCTGATAATTCTTTACCACCAGTAGTAGACCATTTCAAATAGTCTTCTTTGGCACCAGCCATCAAGTTTTTTATTCCATCATTTAAGTTATCAGCAGATTTATCAACTTTTATCATATTATTGGTCCTCATTATTAAGTGTTAAGATAGTTCCAATAGTTGAACCTATCATTATTGCAACCATTATAAAGAACATTGTCCAGTTTTCTTGTCCTAAACAATGACCTCCACAATCTTCAATTGAACCAACTGCCAAAATGGCAGAAAGTATAGCAGTAATACTAAAAAAAGTATTCATAGTGTTTTGTCCTTTCGTTTTATTCATAATATACATACATATTACCATAGTTTAATAACATTGTCAAGCAAAAAATGCCCTAAAATGAAAAAAAATCAACAAAAAATACTAGTGTTCTTGTTTTGTTCTCTATTTTTCTTAAATAGTTGCGGAATTCATTGGAAAAAATGCAAATTTACACCCGATTACGGACGAATCAGCGAATCAATCTACAAGTCGGTAGAAAAAGACAAATTTATTGCGTTTAGAACGGGACAATTTTCGTGTCCTTTTTAATTTTCAACTAAATATACTTAACAAAAGGATTTTATGGCATTACCAAAGTTTGGTGTGAGTTTGTATTCCCCAGGTAAGGGAAAAAAGACTTCACAAGGGGTCAGAAAAAGGATGATAAAAAAATCATCTATGAATAAGAGTAAAAAACGAAGTTGGAAAGCATATAAAGGACAAGGAAAATAGTGGAAGGCAAATTTGTTATTAAAATTGGCAATCAACTACACACTTATACTCAATATGATGAAATTCCTAGTGAGATAGGTGCGGTCATTTCGTTTGAGCCTAAATATCCTGAAGAACCACATACAGAAGAAGAACATAATTTAATAGAAACCTTTAACGACAAATTAAAACAATTAATGGAGAGAGAATGCCTGCGGTTACGAGGATAGGAGATAAAGATGTTACCCATTGTAGTACACCTGCTAGAGCAGTAGGTTCTCCAGATGTATTTTGCAACGGTATAGCAATCAGTAGACAAGGCGATAATAACACGGTACACTTACTACCTGGTTTACCTTGCCCAGCACACGCTGCCCCTATTGCAACTGGTAGTACAACGGTCTTTATAAATGGCAAAGGTTGTGGTCGTGTAGGTGACGCAATATCGGGTTGTACAAGTGTTGCTCAAGGTTCTCCTAATGTCTTTGCCGGTTAGTGTATAAATATTAGTGTTATGGCATTCTACGATTCAAAAGCAAGCACTAGTAAAAAAAGAGTAAATAGGATTTATTCTGATTTAGACCTAGATTTCACAAGAAATCCGGTTACAGGAGATGTGGTTAAACTTATTGATGTAGACGCTGTTAAAAGAAGTGTAAAGAATTTAATACAAACAAATCATTATGAGAGACCTTTTCATCCTGAAATAGGAAGTGATGTAAGAGCATTGTTATTTGAAAATATGACGCCGTTAACTGCTCTTAATTTAGAAAGAAAAGTTGCTGAGGTTTTAATTAACTTTGAACCAAGAGCAAGTATTGAAAGTATCGTTGCAAGTCCTGATATAGACGCAAATAGATACCACTTACAAATTAGTTTCTATGTTGTAGGTATTCAATCACCAATCGTAGTAGAAACATTTTTACAAAGGTTAAGATAGATGGCAAGTACAAAACTAGATATTACAGAACTGGATTTTGACCAGATAAAACAAAATTTAAAAGTATTCTTACAAGCACAACCTGAATTTTCAGACTACAACTTTGAAGGTAGTGGTTTCGCTGTTCTATTAGACTTACTTGCTTACAATACACACTATCTAGGTTTCAATGCTAATATGTTAGCAAACGAAATGTATTTGGATTCTGCTGATGTTAGAGCAAATGTAGTTTCACTTGCTAAGATGTTAGGTTATACACCTGCAAGTGCAAAAGCACCTGTAGCAAATATTGATGTTGTTGTCAATGACGCAACAGGAACAACTTTAACAATGAATAAAGGTACGGTGTTTACTTCTTCTGTAGACGGAACAACTTATAACTTTATTACTAATACAGATACAACAACTTCACCTGTTGATGGTGTATTTAAATTTTCTAGTATACCTGTTTACGAAGGTACACCAGTAACCTTTAGATATACGGTTGACACACAAGACCCAGACCAAAAATATATAATACCTAGTGTAAACGCTGATACAACTACACTACAAATAAAAGTACAAAAGAGTTTAAATGACCAAACTTCTGAAACATATACAGGTGTTTCTGGATTATTAAAATTAAATAACGAAAGTCAAATATACTTCTTATCAGAAACAGATACAGGTAAATTTGAAGTTAAGTTTGGTGATGGTATTATCGGTAAGAAATTAGAACACGGTAATATCGTAATTATGGATTATATCGTAACCAATAGGTCAGAAGCGAATGGTGCTAAACTATTTAATCCTGCTGGTAATATTGGTTCGTTTTCAAATATCACGGTTACTACCGTATCAGAAGCACAAGGTGGTTCAGCACCTGAAACAAAAGAGAGTATTCGTTTCAATGCGCCACTTCAATATACTGCACAAGATAGAGCGGTAACAACTTCTGATTATGAAACAAAAGTAATATCAATTTATCCTAACACACAATCAGTTAGTGCTTGGGGAGGTGAAGATGACGAAACACCAGTTTACGGTGTTGTAAAAATCGCAATCAAACCTACTTCAGGTTCTACACTAACAACACAAACAAAAGCAGATATAGTTTCACAATTAAAAGAATATAATGTTGCTTCGGTAACACCTCAAATTGTGGATCCTGAAATAACAAGTATTGTTTTAAATTCAACTGCAAAGTATAATGAAAGAGCAACTACTAAAGACGCTGAAACAATTAAATCAGATATTATTAGTACATTAGGTAAATACAATGTATCAACTTTACAAAAATTTGATAGTATGTTTAGACACTCTAAAGTTATCAAAGAGATTGATGATACAGACCAAAGTATACTATCTAACATCACAACATTAAAAGTAAGAAAATCATTTGCCCCTACATTAAATTCATCTTTGAAGTATAACATTTACTTTAGAAATGCAATTTACAATCCACATATGGGACATAATTCATCAATGGGTGGTGTGGTTACATCTACTGGTTTTAAAGTAGCAGGTTCTACTTTTGAACAATTTTTAGATGATGATGGTAATGGAAATATAAGAGCATACTATCTATCAGGTGCAACTAGAGTTTATACTAACTCAACGCAAGGTACGGTTGATTATACAACTGGTGCAATTACAATTAATTCATTACAGATTACAGAAATTTCAAATATAAGAGGGAGTGCTTCAACGGTGATAGAAGTAACCGTGCAACCTGCTTCAAACGATATTGTTCCTGTTAGAGACCAGATTTTAGAGTTAGATATTACTAACTCAACGATTAAGGTTGAGAAGGATTCCTTTGTCGGAGGAAGCTCGGATGCTGGTGTCGGTTATACTACCACTTCTGCATATTAATTAGATGAAGTTTAATAAGAAGATTACAAACCTTCTGCAAGGTCAGTTACCTGAATTTGCATTAGAACAGCATCCTAAATTTTTAGAGTTTGTCAAAACTTATTTCCAGTTAATGGAATCTGCTGAACTGCAAATTACTTCTTCACAATCTACAGATGGTATCTTACTAGAAACAGAAACAGGTCAATCTAATAATTTAATATTAGACGCAAGTAGACTTGGTTCAGAAGCAACTCAAATAGACGCCGGTTCTAAAGTCTTACAAGAGACTTCTTCTTTTGGTAAGTTTACAACTGGTGAAACAATTAAAGGCGAAACATCAAACGCAACTGCTGTTATATTAGCAGAAGATTTAGTTAACAATAGATTATTCATTACAGCAGAAGATAAATTTATAGAAGGTGAAACGGTTACTGGTATTTCTTCTCAAGCGTCTGGTGTATCAGGAAACTATAGACCTAATCCTGTAAAAACAATACAAGACTTATTATCATTTAGAGATCCAGACAAAGTTATCTCACACTTCTTATCTCAATTTAGAAATGAAGTATTAAATACAATACCTGAAAATTTAACAGACAATCTAAACAAAAGAGAATTAATTAAAAGAGTTAAATCTTTGTATCGTACTAAAGGTACTGCAAAAGGACACGAATTATTTTTTAGATTATTATTTGGTATCTCTTCTGAAACATTTTATCCTAAAGAACAAATGCTTAGAGTATCAGATGGTGAGTTTACTTCAAACACAATATTAAGATGTATTAATTCAATCGGTGATACTGGTAAATTAATTGGAAGAAAAGTTGAAGGTATTACTTCTGGTGCAACTGCGATTATAGAAAACATATCTCGTTTTCAAATTTCAAGTGAAGTTGTATCTGAATTTTTATTAAACCAAGAAAGTATTGTAGGTACATTCCAAGTAGGTGAAACTATTAGAGGTACTGAAACTGATACAGACGACTTGTATATTAAAACAACTATCACAGGTATACCTGGACAATTTACAATTACAAATGATGGTTCTCTATTTGAAGAATCCGACATTGTAGATTTAGTAGGTGGTGGTGCTGGTGCAAATTGTCAAGTTGCTGAAATAGGTGCTGGTCAAATTACAGATTTTTATATTAATGCTTCTGGTACACAATATCAAATAGGCGACAAACTAGTTTTCAATAATGCAAATACAAATGGTGCCGGTGCAATAGCAGAAGTTGCTGTTGTTAATGGTGCAATTGCAGGAGAAACTGGAAGTGGTTACGACCATATTGTATTTGAAGACGCAACAAGTAAGAATGATATTAACCCAGGTAGTAAAATGGTTTTAGAATCTGGTCTAGGTGATATTACAGACATAAGATTAATTAAAGGTGGTTCTGGTTATACTAAAATACCTACGGTTACAATTACTTCTGATAATGGTTTATCTGCTGAGATTTACGCATACGGAAGAGATATTGGAAAACTTCTAGGTATCAATACGGTTGAACCTGGTTTCAAACACGATTTAAGTCCATCTCCACCAACGGTTAAATTACCACAATCAATTCTTATATTACAATCTTCAGGTAATTATGCTGTAGGAGAAACGGTTACAGGTGGAACTTCAGGTAGTACAGGTGTTGTATTATCTTGGGACGCAACAAGAGGTCTATTAAGATTAAAAGATGTTAGTGGTGCATTTATAGGACACGAAGTTATGACTGGTAGTCTTTCTTCGGTAACTGGTCTAATGGCAAAAACAGATTTAGCAACTGCAACGGTTGATGTTGTAGGTACTTCAACAAGTGAAGGTAAATATATTTCAGAAGATGGTCACTTATCAGAAACAACTATGAAGATACAAGATAGTTTATACTATCAGGACTTTTCTTATGTTATTAAAGTAGGTCGTACTATTGATGAATGGCGAGACGCATTTAAAAAGACAATGCACCCTGCTGGTTTCTACTTTACTGCACAAGTAAATATTGAAAGTAGACTTAATGCAAAAAATAGAATGCCTGTTATTGGTAGGGTTACTGGTATTGAGGCAAGTCCATTTATTTCTGTATTGAATACATTGTTTGGTACAATCTTTGGAAGAAGACTAGGTACTATAGATGATGGTACTACATTAAGAGGTACTGGTTCTAACGATAGACAATTAGGTTTACCTGCTGATGTTGTACAATCTGCTCTTTCACCTTTTGCAACTAACACAAGAGACTTAACTCTACATAGAACAAAAATAAGTTTTACATTTCAATTTAAACCGTTTTATAACTTTAGAACGGTCAATACTAATTTTGGGTCAGTATATGCAGGACCAAGATTAAGAAGTTTCAATAAATACTTTCAACAATCAATGTCTGCTTCTGCAATGAATTGGGCAAGAGTATCAGAATTAAAGGCAATAGGTACAAATACTAATGCTGATGGCACAGACTTGCAATATGGTGATTTAACTACTATTGCAAAGACATATATTACATATCCTGCTACGGTTCTAGTGCCTCAAGGTAGATTTAGTAATACACAGAAAAAATTTAGTAGTGGAACAGCGAGATTTGACTCAACTGCTTAAAATCGGTTATAAATATTAGGATAGGAAGATAAAAATATGGCAAAACAAAGTATAGGATTAGGAACCACAGCGAATGACGGCACAGGTGATAACCTGCGTGTAGGTGGTGATAAGGTCAACGATAATTTTGATGAAATTTACACGGCCTTAGGCGACGGTTCGTCATTACAGATAACAACCACTGGTGCTTCTTCTAACCAAGTACTTCAATGGAATACTTCTAATAATAGATTTGAACCAACTGCTTCTGCGGCTGCAGGAGATATATCCGTAGACACAACTCCACAACTTGGTGGTGATTTAGATGTTAACGGAAACAATATTATATCACAAGGAAATGCTGATATTAATATTATACCTAATGGTACTGGTAGAGTTAAATTTGGTTCTTTAAGATTTCCTACAGGTGCTGGTACTTCAACATATGTACTTGCAACTGACGGTGCTGCCGATATGTACTGGAAACAAGTAGGTTCTGTAATTAACTTATCTGCTGATAGTGGAACAAACGACCAATATACGGTAGGTGATGTTCTTAACTTTACTGGTGGTACAGGATTAACTTCAACGGTTTTAGATGACACAATTAAATTTGATATAGATTCAAATGTCGTAACCTTAGCAGATAACCAAACTCTTTCAAACAAAACAATAGACAATCCTGTTTTTACAGGAACTTCTTCTGGTAATGTTCAAATTAGAGCTGCAACTCTTGGTTCTTATATTGCACAAGGTGGAACTGCTCTTGCAGGATTTGAAAATGCAACAACTTATGCTGGTGCGTTTGCTGTTGATACAACAACTTATAAATCTTACTATGCCGCTAACGGTGTATGGAACGAACTTTTATCTTCAACTTCATCTATAGATATATTATCAGATGTAGACACAACTACACAAGCACCTACAAGTGGTCAAGCATTAATATGGAATGCCGGTTCAAGTCAATGGAGACCTACGACATTATCTGTACCTGTATCTTCTGATACTGCGCCAAGTTTAGGTGGTAATTTAGATACTGCCGGTTATACAATTCAAGGAACTGGTAATATAAGTTTAAGTGGTTCTGGTTCTATTGTTAAATCAGATTTCGTTAACACTGGAGCATTACCTAACGCAACAAGTAGTGTTGGTGCCTTTGCGGTAACAACAAATAACAATCTTGCTCTTTTTGCAACCTCTTCAGGTTGGATAGGATTACTATCTGAAAATGATGGTATTAGCTCGTTTACAGATGTAGACACAACAACTAATCCTCCGTCTTATGGACAAGTATTAGTATATGAAAATGTAGCAGGTCAAGGTCGTTGGAGACCTAATGATTATACTCCTGCTGTTAGAGTATCAGCACAATTTACGGTAACTGCAAATGGTTCAAGTGATTTTGTATTTAATGGTGATGGTTTTCCATCAGCACAAAATGACCCAGTTTTATACTTAAAGAAAGGATTAACATATCAATTCGTAATGAACCAAGGTGGTTCACATCCTTTTGAAATTAGAACTGCGTCAGGTGGTTCTGCATATTCTTTCGGAGTAACCAATAATGGTGCTTCTTCAGGAACACTAACATTTACGATACCAATGAATGCTCCGTCAACATTGTATTATCAATGTACTTCACATAGTGGTATGGGAGCAGTAATTAATATAGATTAATAGAGTTAATGAGAAGATGTATAAATATATCAAAGAACATAGGAATTAAACAATGCCAGCAATTATAACAAACAAATTTAGAAGAAATAACGCTCAGCAATTTGAAGAATCTTTTGGTGAAGCGTCTCCTAATATCTATTATCTAGGTATAGGAAAACCTTCTGCGTTTGGTACTAAAACTAGACCAGATGGTAGAACAGAAAATATTGGAACAGATAGTGCTCCAGTAACCCCAGCGGATTCAGTACAAGATGAGTATGATACTTTTGATGATTTACTTGCCGCTAAAAGAATTACAAGCTCAGATGTAAGTTTTGCTTGTCCTAGAATTAACTGGACAACAAATACAACTTATGATATTTACAGACACGACTATGGAAACAGAATTACTGGTTCTACTAATTTACAAAGTGCTCATAGTGGTGCAACTAATTTATATGATTCAAATTTCTATGTTTTAAATTCCAACTTCAATGTTTATAAGTGTTTAGATAACGATAATAACACACCTTCAACGGTTGAACCTACTGGCGAGTCAACTTTGATTTTAGAAACTGCTGATGGATACAAATGGAAATATATGTACACTATGTCTGCTGCTCAACAAGCAAACTTCTTGTCAACAGACTTTATGGGAGTTTCAACTAACTCAACGGTTACAAACAACGCAACAGACGGTGATGTTAATATCATCAAAATTAAAACTGCTGGTACAGGTGGTACTGCTGGAACTTATACAAACATTCCTTTAAGAGGAGATGGTTCTGGTGGAACTTGTACGGTTACGGTTTCAAGTGGTTCGGTTACTTCTGTTATCGCAACAGGAACACCAACAGGATATACTTTTGCAAATGTAAGAGTGGCAGATATTAATGCTGCCGGTGGTGGTGCATTAACTGGTGCTGAACTAGATTGTATTATTGAACCAAAAGGTGGTCACGGTTTTGACCCATTTGAAGAATTAGGTGCTTTCTTTGTAATACTTAATACTTCTTTTGAAGGTGCTGAAACTGCAAACTCTGGTGACTTTACAACTGCAAACGATTTTAGAAGAGTTGCATTGCTTAGGGATCCTAAATCTGCTGGTTCGGCTGCAACGACAGCAACATTAAGAGCAACTAAAGCTGTTAGATTAAATTCAGGTGCTGGTACTTTTCAATCAGACGAAGTAATTACTCAAACAAACACAGGTGCTGTTGGTAAAGTAGTAGAATTTGATACTGCAAATAATATCTTATTTTACACACAAACAAGATATAATGATGAAGGTGTTGACGCAAGTGGAGACGGAACTTTATTTAGTGGTACAAATGTAATCACAGGTTCAACTTCTAGTGCAACTGGAACACCTACAGGTAATACTGAAACGGTTAACAATGTTTCTTTAGTTTCTGGTTATTCAACTTCTGAAATTGACGCTGACTCTGGCGATGTAATGTACATTGAGAACAGAGCACCTGTTAATAGAAGTGCTGACCAAACGGAGAATGTTAAGTTAATCATAGAATTTTAAAGAGGAAAATAAATGCCAAGTCCAACTGACTTTAACCTCTCGCCGTACTTTGATGACTTCTCGGAAGATAAAAGCTTCCATAGAATTCTTTTTAGACCAGCATTTGCTGTACAGGCTAGAGAGTTAACTCAATCACAAACGATACTACAGAACCAATTTGAAAAAATGGGTAACCATATTTTTGAATCTGGTGCCCAAATGATTCCTGGTGAGATTACTTTTGACTTGGAATATTACGCAATCAAACTTACTTCTTTTGCTGGTACTACAGATTTATCACAATTTGTTGGACTAGAAATGACAGGACAAACTTCTGGTGTAAAAGCAAAAGTTATCAATACAGATGTTGCAACTTCAACGGATCCTGCAACTCTATATGTTAAGTATACAAGAACTGGTACTAGTACTCAAACACCAGACTTTGTAGCACCTGAAACGGTTTTAGGTGTACACCCAACACTAGGTAATTTAACTGGTGTTGTTCAGTCTGCTGAAACTGGTTCTGCGGCTGCGGTTGCAGCTGGTACTTATTACATTAATGGTTATGCTGTTAATGTTCCTGAACAAACAATTGTATTAGACAAATATACAAACACACCTTCTTATAGAGTAGGTTTAACAATTACAGAAAGTTTTATTACACCTAACCTAGATACTTCTCTAGTAGATAACGCTGCCGGTTCGTCAAACGCAAACGCACCTGGTGCTCACAGATTTAAAATTGCATTAACACTATCTAAACTATCAACTTCATCTATAGAAGACTCAAACTTTGTTGAGTTAATGAGATTACAAGATGGTAGATTACAAAATAGAGTTAGAACTACAGAATATTCTATATTAGAAGATACACTTGCTAGAAGAACTGCTGACGAAAGTGGTGACTATACAATCAGACCTTTTGATTTAGATATTAGAGAACATTTAGATGATGGTAATAATAATAGAGGTATCTTTACTTCTGCAAATGGTGGTGACGCTACTAAACTTGCATTAGGATTATCTCCAGGTAAAGCATATGTTAAAGGATATGAAATTGATAAAGTAGGTACAACTTTTGTAGAAGTTGACAAACCAAGAAGTACAGGAACTGAAAATGGTTTCAATACTATCTTTGATGTTGGAAACTTTATGAATGTATCTAACGCATATAACGCTCCAGATGTTAACTTTGTAACCGGTAAGTCGGAAGCATTTAAATCATTACAATTAAAACTTGCTAATTCAAGTTATGTTGCTGGTAATATCTCAACAAATGTAAACAACAAAGTATTAGACATAGGTAGAGCAAAATCTAAAGGTTATGAATTTAACGCAACAACAGGTTCTGGTATAGGTAGTGCTTCAAACTTAGCACCATCTTCTCAAAATATATTTAAACATTATCTATTTGATATGGAAATGTTTAGTCATATTAAGATACCAACTAATCAAACATTTACAGATGGTGAATTAATAACTGGTAGTACTTCAGGTGCAACTGGTACAAAAGAAAGTGTATCAACAAATACAACTTCTGCAATCACTTCATCTACAGCTGCAAATCCTGTTGTAATTACAATGACTGCTGATTTAGAAATAAATGATGGTGACGCAATTACGATAACAGGTGTCGCAACTCAAACAGAATTAAATGACAATGTATATTATGTAAGACAACTTGTTGGTGGTGTTGCAAAAAGAGAATTTGAATTATATGACGCTGACGGTGTTGGTGTTGATGGTTCTGCTCACGCAGGTGCTGGTGCTGGCGGAACTGCTTCTTGTTCAGTCGTAGTATTATCTGGTGTACAAGGAGAGTTTATTGTAGGAGAAACAATAACAGGTGGCACTTCATCAAATACTGCTGTTGTAAAAGCAAATGTATTTGGTAATCACGGTTTCACACATTACGGTTCAAGTGATGTAAAAGAATTAACAATGGCAGGAAGTCCAGTATATACTTCTCAAGCTGATTTAACTGCAACATATGGAGACAATACTCAATTATCTGGTAATATTTCTATTAGTGCTTCATCAGCAGATGTAACCGGTTTCAATACTCAATTCTTAACAGAATTAAAAATAGGAGATAGTGTTCAGTTTGCAACAACAGCTGGTACTATTTTAACTAGAACGGTTATCAACATTTTAACTTCATCTTCAATTAGACTTGATAGTGCAATCTCAACAACTGCTGTATCAAACTCATTGATTGTAAGAAGAAGAGCAAAATTACAAGACGCAAGTAAAAATATTTCATTATTCAGTTTACCATATGACACGGTTAAAACATTAAAGACAGAAGCAAACTCTGGTATTTCAGATACTTCATTTATCGTAAGAAAAACTTTTGTAGGTTCTTTATCTTCAACTGGTGATATTACGATTACTGCAAACACAGGTGAAACTTTTGTCGCTCAATCAGAATCAGATTATTCGGTAACAATTATGTCAGCAGGTGGTTCATCTTCTGCTGGTGCTGTCGGAGAAAAACTAACAACTACAGGTAATCAACACGAAGGCGATACTTGTTTTACTTTAGGTGGTTCTCCAGTAGGTCGTTCACTAACTTTAGACTTTGGTGCTAATCATCAAGGACACGAAGTAAAAATTATTGCGACTATATCTAAATCTGCACAAAACGAAAAATCAAAATCATTACAATCAAATGAAGCGGTTACAATTACAACACAAGGTGAAGCAACTGCAAATCATATCGCATTAGGTAAAGCAGATATTTACCAATTAGTATCTGTTAAGATGGCTGCTGACTTTAGTACAACACCAACTTCTTCTGATACTGATATTACAGATAGATTTACATTAGACAATGGTCAAAGAGATAACTTCTATGACATTGGTAGAATTGTAAGAAAACAAAATACTATTGCACCAACTGGACAATTATTAATTACATTTAACTATTTCACACACGGTACTGGCGACTTCTTTAGTGTAGATAGTTATTCAGGTATTATTAATTACGAACAAATACCTAATTACACTTCTGATACTACAGGTCAAACTTATGAGTTAAGAGATACACTAGATTTTAGACCACGAGTAGATGACGCAAGTACAATTAACTCTGGTGGCAACGATAGAAGTTTTGATGGCACAGGTGCTTCAACGGTTGATGTTGTTAAATTTAAAACAAATGTAACCACAGACCACGAATTTTATAAAGGAAGAGTAGACAAATTATTCTTAAACAAAGAAGGTACTTTTGAAGTACTTAAAGGTGCTGAAGATAGTATACCACAAGAACCTGGTTCTATTGATAACGCAATGCACCTTTACACTATTTCTTTACCACCATACACATTATCTCCAGATAATGTATCGTATGAGACGGTAGAAAATAGAAGATACACAATGAGAGATATTGGTGCTATTGATAAGAAAATTGATAGAATAGAATATTACACTCAATTGTCTCTATTAGAAAGTGCCGCTCAATCTTTACAAATACAAGACGCTGATGGTTTTGATAGATTTAAAAATGGTTTCGTAGTAGATAACTTTAACGGTCACGGTATCGGTGAAGTAACCAATGGTTCATACAGATGTTCTATTGACTATGCAAGAGGTGAGTTAAGACCTTTATTCAACCAAGACGCTGTAAAACTAGAAGAGATTGACGAAGATGGTACAACACTTGTTGATACTGATAGAGCAGCTGCAAACTATCAGAAGACTGGTGATTTATTAACATTACCATATACAGAAAAAGATTTAATTAATCAACCTTTTGCTTCAAAAGCAATTAATGTTAACCCATTTGCAATTTTCAGTTGGATGGGTACAATTGACTTAACACCTTCAAGTGATGAATGGAGAGAAACACAAAGAACTCCTGATTTAGTTGTAAATTCTGATACAGGTGCTTGGGATCAATTACAAAGACAAACAGGTATTACAGACCAAGATGAGATTTCACTTGGTACGGTTTGGAACGAATGGCAAACTAACTGGACTGGTGCTCCGTTAACTTCAACGGTTACAGGTACTGGTGGAACATTTAGAAGTGGTCGTGCAATTGTAAGAAGAACTGAAATTACAAGTATTAACCAAGTTAACCAAAGTAGAACAGGTATTACAACTACTGCTGTTCCACAAACGGTTAGAACTTCTATGGGTGATAGAGTTGTATCAGTTGCTTTCGTACCATTTATCAGAAGCCGTGATGTTGAATTTGTTGCAACAAGATTAAAACCAAATACAAGAGTATTTCCATTCTTTGACAATGTAAGTATTGCTCAATACATTACACCAACAGGTGGTGCATTAGGTGGTAACTTAATTACAGATGACAATGGTTCTGTATCAGGAACATTTACTATACCGGATCCAAAAATAGAAACTAATCCTAGATGGAGAACTGGAGAAAGAACATTTAGATTAACTTCTTCTTCAACAAACTCTTCGGACGCAGCTGCTGTTGCTACTGCGGCTAATGCTGAATATATCGCAAGAGGATTATTAAATACCGTTAGAGATACAATTGTTTCTACAAGAGAGTTTAGAGGTGTACAACAAACGGTTACAGATTCACAAACAATCTTACAAACAAGTACAAGACAAGGTACTCAAATTATAGGTTGGACAGACCCACTATCTCAAACATTTATGACAGATGAACAAGGTGGTGTTTTCTTATCTTCTGTAGATTTATATTTCTCAACAAAAGATTCTTCTATACCAATAACTATACAAGTTAGAAATACGGTCAATGGTTATCCTGGAAGTAAAATATTACCATTTGGTGAGGTTACAATAAATCCATCTGCTGTAAATACAAGTACTGATGGTTCAGTAAAAACAACATTTACATTCCCATCGCCTGTTTACATACAAGATAAAGTTGAATACGCATTAACGGTGTTATCTAACTCAAACGAATATAATATGTATGTAGGTAGATTAGGAGAAACTAATTTAGGTTCTAATAGAACAATATCTAAACAACCATACGCTGGTGTATTATTTAAATCTCAAAACGGTTCTACTTGGACTGCTGAACAAAACGAAGATATGAAATTCGTTATGAAAAGATGTGAGTTTAATAATGTAGTAGGTACGGTTCATTTAGGTAGTAAAGAATTACCAGCACAAACATTAAAACAAAATGGTTTAAGAACAACAAATGGTTCTGGTGTAATTAGAGTATTCTTTAAAAATCATAACTTACACGATACAAATTCTGTGGTTACAATTGCTGGTGTTCCTAATGGTACACACAATGGTATCGCACATACAGATATTAATGGAACATACACAACTATTTCTAATATAACTTTAGATAGTTTTGATATTACTGCTCAAAATTCTGCTACTGCAAATACTGATGGCGACATTGGTGGCACAGCAGTAACCTGCACAGGTAATAAACAATTTGATGTATTAAACTTAGCAGGTATTCAAACTATGACGGTACCTGGTACAAGTTTAGCACCATTTATTAGAACAACAACTAGTAAATCAATTCACGGTACACAAACACCGTATCTATTAACTAGTGAAAGTAATAGACAATCGGTTACATTGGCAGATGACATTTACTTTACTGCACCTCAAGCAGTTATGTCAGGACCTAATGAAACAACTAGAATGTCAGGACAAAAATCTTTCTATACTATTATAAGAATGGCAACAATTAATACTAAATTGTCTCCTGTAATTGATTTAGATAGAAGTAGTGTATTCTGTGTTTCAAACAGATTGAATGACCCAACAAGTGGTAATACACCAAACTATGTTGCTGAAACTTCTGCAAATGGTTCATCAACTGCGTCTCAATATATTACTAAACCGATTACACTTGTAAACAACTCAACTGCTTTAGATATTAGATTGACACAAGTAGTTAGAGATACTTCTAAAGTTGAAGTTTATTTTAGAACTTCATCAGCAGACGAAGTAAGAGGTATCGGAGATATTGATTGGACACCTTTCAATGCAAATGGTGTTGAAGATGAATCTGTTGCAAAATCTAAAAATGATGATGACTTTAGAGAATACAAATATTCAAAAGATAACTTAAACGCATTTACAGCGTTTCAAATTAAGATTGTACTAAAAGGAACTAACTCTAGTTATCCACCAATCTTACGAGATATGAGAGGTATCGCATTAGCGATTTAATATATGTCAAGTAGATATTTAAAAGTTGAAAGTGAAGTAAATTTAGTTAGAGATACACAATCAGGTGGTATTATTAATACTAATTCAAGTGAATTTGATTTGTATATGCAAAGAAGAAAATTAAGAGTATCAAGTGCTGACAAAATGAAAGATGTTTGTAGAGAGATAAATACTTTAAAGGCAGAAATGTTTGAGATAAAAGAATTATTAAAAAATATGTGTAAAGGTAAAGAATAATGGCTGTAAGACAGGTAACAGAAACAGATAGTTTAGATAAATTAAGAATAGAGTTTAATGCTCTTGCGGCTAATGACTTTGGAGATATTGCAACTCTATCACCAACTTTATCTGCGACTTCTGTAATCGGTGCTGTTAACGAGATTAATAGTATTGCGATTGCCGCTGCCGGTTTCATATTATCAGATGGTGTTAATACACAGGCGGTTGCTTCTGGTAACACTATGTTGGTTACTTCTGGTTTAGGTGTTAATGCAACGGTATCATCACCAGATACTTTAAATATTGCATTAAATAATAACTTATCAGGTTTAAATACAATTGATGTAGGTACTTCTGCTGAAATATCAAACATTACAATTTCAACATCATCAATTATTTCTGCGAGTGGAACAATTGATTTTGGTAACGAACAATTAAATACAACAGGTGGTATAAGTGCTGGTGGTTCATTAGTTGGTTCTAGTTTAACACTTAACGGTGCTTCAATGAAATTTGAAGGTGCAACTGCAAACGCATTTGAAACTACTTTAAGAGTAGATGATCCATCACAAGACAATATTATTACACTACCAGACATAAGTGGTACCGTTATTACTTCAGGTGATACAGGTACGGTAACTTCTACAATTTTAGCAAACAATGCTGTAGGTACATCACAAATTGCTGACTCTTCGGTAACGATTGCAAAACTATCAGGATTTGCAAGTGCAACATTAACGGTTGACACTTTAGTTGCAAATACTATTACAGGTACTGCTTCATTAGCAACACAAGTAGACATTACTGGTGAGTCCACTACTAACGCAACAAGATATTTAACTTTTGCTGATAATTCATCTGGTGCAAATACATTAAAAGCAGATACAAGTTTATACTATAACCCATCTACAAATATTTTAACAACGACTGCTACACAAGCAAGATATGCTGACTTGGCAGAAAAATACAAAGCAGATAAAGAATACGAAGTCGGTACGGTATTATGTATCGGTGGAACTGCTGAGGTAACTATATGTACACAAAATCATTGTTCAAAAGTAGTTGGTGTTGTATCAGAAAAACCTGCCTTTATTATGAACGGCAGTTTAGAAGGTGTAACCGCTACGGTTGCAATGACAGGAAGAGTACCAGTTAAAGTTTGTGGTCCTGTAAGAAAAGGCGATATGTTAGTATCTTGTGATAAAGCAGGATGTGCTAGAGCAGAAGCAGAACCAAGACCAGGAACATTAATTGGAAAATCATTAGTCAATGACGATAATTCAGGAGAGAGAATTATAGAAGCAGTTGTTGGTAAATAGGAGTATATTATGGACGAACAAACCCAATTGTGGATTTCCAGATTAAAAGAGGAAATTCAATCACACGACAGATACGAAGCAAGACAATTATTCTACATAGATGACGAAGGACTTGACCGTGAGGTTAAAGAACATATGACTTATGGAGAATGGTTAAGAGAATTTGAAAGATTCAAAACTATCAAGGTGGAAGGCTTAGAAGATGTGGCCTGGTTAAGAGAAGTTTTAGATGAAGTTGTATTGAATATCACAGGTAAGAAAAGACAAGATATTCATTTATTTGTAAATCAGAAACCAGGTGTTAGTTTTAGAGAACACAAAGATGATAAAGATGTTTACTTATATGTTGTAAAAGGCAAGAAGAAAGTATCATTGAACGGTGAAGTTAAACCAGTATATGATGACGAAGGTATATTGATAGAACAAGGCGTTAAACACTTTGTAGATAATGAAGCAGATACTTGGGGGTTAAGTATCGGAGTTGTATAATGAATTGGATGTTTTATCTTAAAACAACCGAGACCTGCAATCTAAATTGTAAACATTGTTTTACTTCAGGTATCAATGGTCCTAAAGTCTACTGGAATCCAGATAAGATTATCAAGTGGCTTAAAAATTTCAGAAAATATAATTTTCAAAAACACGATACAGCACATTTAGAACTACACGGTGGCGAACCGTTTTTAGTTCCTGTGTCTGAAATGCAATATGTCTATGACGCCACAAAGAATTTGTGGGAACAACAATCAATGGGCATAACTTCCAATCTAGTTTTCAAACTTAAACAAGAACATATTGACTTTATCAAAGGTCCATTAGGTAATAGATGTGGAACAAGTTGGGATCCTAATATAAGATTTGCAAATGAGAAACAAGCAAACTTATGGCGTAAGAATGTAGAGACATTAATCGCCGAAGGTGTCAATATTAAACTTTTTATTTCAGTAACCAAAGACACAATTAGAATTGAACCTATTGAATTACTAAAATGGGTAAGAGATTTGGGTGTAAAAGAAATGGCACTAGAAAGATTGACTGGAAATGGTAATGCAAACTTACATCCAGAGATATTTCCTAGTAATATAGAACAAGACAAGTGGTTTTTGAAAATGCACGAACAATCTATTGAGTATAATACAAGAGATTGGTTTGAAAATGAGTTTTTTGAGACAATTTATTCAAAATTTGAGTATGGTTCAACAAAAGATGGCACATTTTGCCGAGATTGTGAACAAAAACTATTTACACTTAACGCAACAGGCACAATAGGCGGTTGTCCTAACGCAGCTCCCGAGTTTAATTTTGGAACTTTAGATGACCCTCTAGTAGAACTTATAAATAGTCCTAAGAGATTAGAAAATGTTGCTTGTGAAGTGGCAAGGAACCCTAAATGCTTTGATTGTGAAGTATTTAAATATTGTGGAGGCGACTGCCATCAATTAGAATGGCAAGGTAATGTATGTGGTGCTCCTAAATCTCTTATGAAGCACTTAAAGAAACAAAGTGAGGCGAAATGGTAACTTTAAATAACCCGATAACGAGTCAAAACATAGTAGATAGATTTGAGGAACTGGTAACTGATATAGCAGACCACCATATTGTATGGGGTACTGATAATTTACCTGGTCACTCGGCATTTTCTGCTTCTGATTTTGGTGGAGTTGTTGATGGATTTAATCTTAACTTGATAAATGTATCAGGTTCTTATACTCAAAACGAAACCGTAACCGGTTCTATTACAGGTACAATAGGTACCGTAGTTAGTTGGTCTAACAATGTATTAAAAGTTAGAAACATAGTACCAGGTTCTGGTCAAACAGGATTTTTACAAAACGATATTATATCTGGAACTAATTCTGGTGCTGTAGGTTCTGTAAATACTTTTAACGAAGTAAATGCTGTATCTATCGGTATCACAGGTTCATCTATTGGTAATGCAGGTTCATTAATTACTGCAAACCAAATTTATACTACACTTAAAAATGAAATGAACACCTATACTAATATTAAAAACACAAACGCTGTAGTTAATATGACAGGCGCAGGACAACAATATTCAGATACACAAATTGCACACTTACCAACATCAAATAGAACAACTTTAAATCCAAGTCAACCTAGTAATTTACAAGCAGGTCAAACTATTGATGATAACAACTTGGAGAATTTCTTTTCAACACTTGCAAACTCTTATAATACTGAAAGAGGAAACACTTACACAATGACAAAAACTATTTGCCACAGCAGTTGCCACGGTAGTTGCCACGGAAGTAGAGGAAGAAGATAATGATTGAATCTATAGTACCAATTGAATTAAAAGACTTAAAAAAATACTTTGAAGACAAAACAGAAACTTATCTATTAGACTATGAAAACAGCACATTGAAAGGTGCTCAGTTTTTAACATATTTAAGTAATTTAGATATACCTTGTGATATTAAGAATATGGACGAAGAACTAATAAGTGAGTATCTTAAATCTCAAATGTTAGTTAGTATACCTAAATTAGAGAAAGAAATAATTGCTGTATTATTTGAACACAAAGGGTTGACAAAGACAGATAAATATAAGAGTGTTATAGAAGAGAACAAAGAGATACTTGACAAATGGGCAGGTAAATTAGAAAGTCTACCATTATATAATATGTCAATTGTCGGTGAAGGTGCTTTCAATGATTTTGTTGAGAGTTATCCTAAAGACGAAACAGAAGATGTAAGAGGTATCAACTTTGTTTCATTATTGAAACACAAAGAATTTTATAGTTATTATCAAATGCCAAAAGAAAACATTGTTAAGAATTATACAAAGTACTTTAAAGAATATATGTTTAAAGGTAAATCTTTATTTGAATATTGGGCAAACGCAAGTAACCCATTATTCTTAATGACTTGGGCAGTTGCTGAAGGCAAATTTGATAGTAAAGAATATAACAAAAGGAAAATGGAAGGTGTACAAAATCTTCCACTAGAGAGTAAATAATATGCTACACTTATTTAATAAAGTTTATTTAGCGTTTGACGATTCAATAGATTGTCATACTAACAGATATGTAATATCAGAAGAAGTTGGTAATGAAATGCACCAAGAACTTCAAAGTACATATAGAGGTAGTTTACTTAATTACGCAAAAAATAAAAACGAAATGCAAGGTAAGTTTGGTGACTTAACTGGTTTCTTTGAAGATGTAAATACTAAACAGAAATCATTAGGAACTAAAGTTATCATTTACTGCGATAGTCAAGCATACCTAGAAATATCTGTAACCTGGTTAAAAACTATGTTGCCGTATGCTGAAAGTGCTGAAATACAAAAGTTTTTAGATATTCATTTACACCACGAAAAAATTATTGCAAATACACAACTACAACCTACTCATACTTTAGCACTAACTAAATTAAATTCAGGATTAGGAAATGTAAGTGGTTATTTCAATGTTTTACCAACACTTGATATAGATAGAATAAAAGCTCTTAATTTAAATTTCTCAATTGAATTATTGTTAGGCGAATACTTTGCTGGTGCTGATACTCACCAAGCAAATTTATTGTCTACTTGGCATATGTTCTTAAAAAGATTTTATAAAGAAGTGTTGACAGATAGTAGAGAAGGTGCTGCTCTTAATCTTTTAAATAGTAATCAACAAACTGCGTTAGGTTATACTAGTGATGATGTTGATTTGAATGCTGATAATCCATTTACAGGAATTACACCATTAGCACCATTTGCTGACGAAGATGTATTCACACAAAAACCTACTGCAACGGTCGGTGCTGTGAATATTGCAAACATAGATGGTCTTTCTACAGAAAAACAAACTGCATTGAAAACTTTAGTTAAAGACTTATATGATTTCCAGAACTCTCCGGATCCTGATTACTTTATGAACCATTTAGATAAAGCTTGTGATTCAAGTTTATCTGCTGAAGATTTTGATACAATTATTACTGAAACGGTGAATAGTCCATCTAGTCTATCTTATATCCCTAGATTTGATATTGGAAATATAAACTATACTTTCTTACAATATCTTTTCTCATTGAAGAAATCTAACGATACAGACACATTAGGAAAATACAGACTATTCGCAAACTCATAGGAGTTTAAATGCGAGAGTTTTTAATAGACCCAAAAAGAGACCCAGAGCAAGAGTACACAATTCACTTATTTGAATTTTGTAATCTGCGTTGTGCTTTCTGTTGGCAAAACCACGAAGATACAATCGGTATTGATAATGTGGTTGATAAACTTCCATCTATAGAAAAATTTGTTTCAAAAGAAATGTATATGAAAGTCACCTTTAATATTATGGGTGGCGAAGTCTTTGCACCTGCAATCTATAATAGAAATCTAAACGAAGGTTATAAACTTCTATCAAAAGGCATACAAAAGATATGTCAAAGGTACGATAAAGAATTTTCAATCAATTGGGTATCTAACTTGGTTACATCACCTGATGGTAATGAACTCATTATGGACTTACTTAAATGGTCCAGAGAAGAAGATATACCTTGTAGACTTACAACAAGTTATGACCCACGAGGTAGATTTAATAAAAAAGACTTTGAGATATTTAAATCTAATGTAGAATATTGGGGTGATGAAGTTACCTGTTTCTCTTGTCTACTTACAAAACCTAATATAAACTTTTATTTAAATGAAGGCGATGAATACTTTGATTATTTGTATAATCAAGGTAAGTACATATATTTTGATTATTATATGCCAGATGAACACGCAAAATATAATATGCCTAGTGATGAACTATTATTAAAGTTTTTTAAACATTGTGTTGACAAATATCCAAATGTTCATCCTGTAAGAGACTGGATATTTAATAAAAAGAATTATGCAAGTTGTAGAGTATCTAAACTTGTTTTAGCAGATGGTACATTATGTCAATGTGGTAACCTTGTACAAGATGAGAAATCATTAAGTCAATATAAGTCGCCCATTAAAAGAAAAGACAATAGTATTATAGAAAACTCTTTCCTAGAGAAATATAATTGTAGTAGTTGTGAATTTTTAGATAGATGTACACTTGGCTGTTTTATGAACCACGATTATAGATATAAGGAGGAGTTGGATGAATGTGTTTACAAACTTACGCACAGATATATTGAAGATGTACGACTACAGCGAAACTATATCGCAAACTAATTATTTCAATTTTCCTAAACATATAGAAGTACAACTAGATAACTTTCCTGTAGAGAAACCATATCTACCTAGAATAGATGGTAGACAAGCACATATGTTTTTATGGTTAGGCAAGAAAGAAGAAGATGGTGAACTATATGAGATTGCAAAGAAAACTAAAGGCGAAAGACAATGGGTTCAAAACAAGACGCCAGGCACATTTATTAAGGGCGTAGGAATGTTTCATATCTATGACGAGTATGTTATAGTCGGTTCTTTGAAATATGCCGGTTATATGAAGAATAGACCTGCAAAAGAAAATAGACATTTAATAAGAACTATGTGGTGTGAGACTATAAACATATTTAAAGATAAAGATATATTGTGTCCTTCAGGTACTTACTTTGATTGGTTACATTTAACAATGAATCAAATGAGAGCACAAAAAGAACCATATCATAGAGAAATAATGTGGCAGTTTGGATTTGATAAAATTGTTGAAGGTAAATTAAAAGATTATTGGATTAGAAGAAAAGAAAATAAAACTGGACTTGACTGGATAGGAAGATGGACTTAATTATAAAACCTACTGAACTTTGTAATTTTAAGTGTACCTTTTGTTCAAGTACACAACTTACAAATGAGAAAAAGAACTGGTTGAAACACGACCAGATATTTCGTTTTTTAGAAAGATTTCCAGAAACTAAAACTATAATAGTAAATGGTGGTGACCCATTGATGATGGCACCTGATTACTACTGGAAGATTATTGAATGGTTAGATAATAAAGGTTATGATACTTCACTTGCATTAACAACTAACTTGTGGCCTTTCTATAAGAAACCTAAACTATGGGTTGACTTATTTAATAATGATAGAGTAGGTATTACAACTTCTTTTCAATATGGTGGTGGTAGATTAAAAGGAGACTATTCAGAATTTACAGAAGAAGACTTTTGGAAGTGTTCAGATACTATGTTAGAGTATTGTGGTTATAGACCAGATTTTATATCTGTTATCACAAGAGAAAATGAACACAACGCAATTAAGAATGTTGAACTTGCAAAAAGAATGTCAGAAGATAAAATGCCAGAAGGTACTTTACATAACTTTTGGCGAGAAGAAAAGACAGGCGTAGAATGTAAGTTAAATTATGCAATGGCAAGTGGTGAACAAAAAGAGCCTTTTTTGTTATCAGATATATATGAGAAGTATGTAGAAATCTATAGGGCAGGTTTAGCACCTTGGGAGTTTAATACTAGACAGATGATGTTAGCAATCAACGATAGTGCTACAAGTTGTCCGTTAAGTAGAAAATGTGATGAAGGTATTAGATGTTTACAACCAGATGGCGATTACTATAGTTGTGGTGCTTTTGGTGATGATAAAGATAAGTCTATAGATTTTGAAGAAGAAATGAAAGGTAAGTTTTTTACACCTTTACAAGATAGTTTAGAGTTAACTACAATGAAAAAGAATTGTTATAGTTGCCCTATGTTTAATATATGTAATGGTTGTAGAAAGACAATTAAAGATTATAAAGAAGCAGGAGTTGTAGAAAAACATTGTGAGAAAATGAAAAGAATAGGACACGATATTTTAATCGCAAATAATAAACCTCACATATCAATGACACCTTATGAGAGAGAATATGCAAGTTAAACATAATGTATTAACAAACTTGGAACTTAATCATATGATAAGTGAACTAGGTAATCTAGGCAAAGATTATCCTATCTATGAAAAGAATGTACATAAGAAATTACCAGATGATTGGAAATGGGCAGATAGTATCTGTAAATTAAATGTACCTAATGTAAAACATTGTATCGTTAGGTATGTTATCGCTGTAAATAGTAAAGATGAAGAAAAGAATATTATAGGGTTTCATACAGACAGCGATGTAAAAGGAGAAAAAACTATTATATTATATTTACAAGGTGATAGTAATAAAGGTGGTCAAATACAAGTTGAAGATAAGACTTATGACTTTAGACAAAACGCAATGTTTATTATGGACTCTCATTTAGTACATAGGGCAATGCCTTATTGGGGAGAAAAAACAAGACTTGCAATTAAATGGAGATGGACTTGTGAGGGGTGAACACGATTTATCAAACTTAATAATAAATGGAGTATGGCCACATAAAGACCTTGCACCTTTTAAATTCTTTGAAGGTGTACAGATACCTTTTGTAGAAACGAAAGGAGAGTATACGGTTGCTGTTCATACTGAAAAGGTTGCACACGCACTTACCACAACCCACAAATATTTGGGTGATAAATATATTAGTAAGTTGTCTAGTAGATATACATTACACGGACGACCTGAAATTGTCAATGGTGTAGATAAAGAAAGTACACTTTGGCACAATGACTTGAAAGAAGGAGCAAACATTGCTATATTAATGTACTTTACAAATGCTTGTAATAAAAAACAAGGTGGTTCTTTATCAGTTAGAAATAAAGAAACAAAAGAATTATCTTGTTGGTTATATCCAGGTAAGAACGATTTAATATTTTTAAATCATAGTAAAGTATGGGAACATAGAGTTGGTAAATTCAAACTAATTGATAGTGAAAGAATTGTAGGATGTTTTAATTATAATATATGAAAAATAAGATATTTCCAAACGGCAGAATACACGCCTCAAAAGAACAAGATTTAGATTACTCAAATGGATACCTTGCGTTATCAGTAAGTCCATTTGACAATAACTTTGACAATGAAGTTGAGAAAGGTGTATTACCTCATTGCCACGCACTTATTAGAAAAGGTTATCTTCCAATATCAAGTTGCGAAGGACACTTTACTAAAAAACACCATATGCCATTTTATGTAATGTTAGCAGTTGGTGGTAAAAACAAATTAGATAGAATATACGATATAATAAACAAGACAAAACATATACCTGGTATATCATATAAAATTAAAGAACAACAAGCAAATGTAAGAGGTGAACTATTAGAAAGAGTAAACTATAGTTTAGATAAAGCAGAAGAGTATGCTGAACTAAACAGATTGTTTATGAGAAATCATTTAGAGTATAATTATCTCTGGATAGGTTTATTTCAAAGTGATAAGAAATTATCAGAAAGAATTTTAAGAAGACTTATGTTTAGTAGATGTAAGAAAATGTTATTGAATAGTATTGAGGTGTTGAACTATGACGAAGCCGAAGATTAATCTGTCAATCAATCCATCTTATTTTTGTAATTTTAGATGTCCTTGGTGTTATCTAAAACCTGAACAATTGGGTGACCAAAAATGTATTGACCATTTTAAATTAAGTGAACTATTAAATGAAGTACAAACTCATAGAGATATAGAACACATTGATTTATATGGTGGTGAGATAGGCGTATTAAAAGAAGGTGCATTAGAAAAAATCACAAATGCAATTAAGATATACTATAAAGAAAAGATTAATATAAACACTAACTTATCTATGATGAGAGAAGAGTTTATGAATCCTGATTATTTTATTAGTGTTAGTTATGATATGGAGAGTAGAGAAGAACACGAAAAAGTATGGAACAATATGATGAAACTGCCTGTTCCTTTTTCTGTTTTGATACTTGCAAATGAAAAAGTATTAAAAACATCAACTCAACATATATGGTCTAAAATGATACACTTGACTAAAGACAATCAAAACTTTCAAGGATTTGAAATTAAACCTTATAGTACTAATCAGGCAAACCAACATCCTATCACTCACGCACATTTTGAAGACTTTATATTAAGAATGGTAGAGACTAAACCTAACCAATGTCCTGTACATTTTATTAATGAAGACAATATTAAAGACTCTCTTAATAGTAGTTATAACGCATACAGCGATGACCATTTATATATTACACCTAATGGTAAGTTTGCTGTATTAGATTTTGATAAAGACGATAATGAATATTTTTTAGAACTTGATAGTTTTGCTGATTACGAAGTATGGTGTCAGAAAGAAAAAGAACAAAACATTTCCGATATATGTCGTAAGTGTGAATATCTAGGTAGATGTCTAACTGAACATTACAGATATGTTAAAAGTCTAAAAGATGGTTGCAATGGGTATAGGTATCTGTTGGATACTTATTCGTTTAAATATGGCAAATAGAGCATTTTGTATCGGTAACGGAACAAGTAGAAAAGGTTTTAAATTTTCTACTATCAAAGGACGAGGTGTTATATTAGGTTGTAATAATCTCTATAAAGATTTTGCACCTGATATTCTAGTCGCAATGAAACATCCTGTTATGCACAAAATTTATCAATCAGGTTATGGTTATACTGCTAGATGTTATTTTAGAGATTGGGCACCTAACACACACGAAAGATATGAGACTATGTTAAATAGTTTCTTTCCTGGGTATAGACATTTACGAGCAATCAGACAATCAGGTCTACTTAAAGAAAATCAACGAGTAGGTTCTGATAGATTTTGTTTACACGGATATGATGATGAAGGACAAAGAAAAGTTAATGTAAGTTGGTTGACAGATGACCTAGTAAAAAATTTTACAGACATACAGAAAACACCTGAACAAACAGAATGGGCAACAGGTCCTGCAAGTGGTTATGTTGCTTGTAAAGAGATAGCAGAATTAAAAGAAGTGTATCTAATTGGACACGACATATATAGTATGTCAAATAAATTTAATAACATATATGCCGGACAAGAATTTTATAAACAAGATACACACCCTAGTCAATACTATTTACAAAACTGGATATTTCAATGGCGTCAACTCTTCAAGTGGTACCATTGGGTTAAGTTTTATAAAGTAAATAGAAAGGCTATGTTAAATGTCAATATTCCGGAGTGGAATGAATGTAGAAATTTGGAGTATATAAGTTATGAAAGAATGGAAGCTCAAACAAGAAGTATATCATAGATTAAATCCTACTCATAAAGATACATTGAACGATAAGGAGATATATCTTATATGGGAAGATAATGATATAATTCTAAATGCAAAAAGACATTGGGTAGAACAGGTAGATAGATTTATCTATCCTGCAAAGAGTTATTGCGTAGCGATATGTTATGCAAAGTGGATAGAGAGAGATTATGGAGATAACTTTTACGACTTGTTAAACGATAAAGACTTGTTGTATGGTAATGACCCTTACTTTGAAATATACAATGGGAAGAAACACATTTATGACCCAATCATAGAAGCGTTTCCTAAAGATGAACAATTGGGAATGATACCAGATATTAGAGACTATTATGAAAAAGAAATACGATATGACGGTGGAATCTAATATAAGAACTGGTATAAATAATAGTACAAGGAGATAATTATGGCTATAAAGATAAATGGTAAAGAGTATGATGAAGAGAAGTTTGACGATAGAACTAAAAATTATGTTATCGCTAGACAAGAGTTAGTACAAAACAAAGCTAGAGTAGAGATTGAACTTGAAAAAATTGATGTGCTTGTTAGGTATTACAATGCTAAGATTTGCGAATTTCTAGGTATTGACCCAACTGCTCCAAAAGAAACTCAACCAGAAGAACCGAAAAAAGAATAGATAAATGGCTGCGATAGCAAATTTAAGACTAGACCAAGGAACTACATTTTCCTCAAATATAACACTTGCAGGAAATGATGGAGCTGCTTGGGACTTGACTGGTCATACCGTTGCTGCTAAAATGGCAAAAGGATATGAGAGTACAAAGACTAGGATAACTATGACAACTGCTGTCGCTAACCCGACTACAGGCATTATTACACTATCATTGACTTCTGCTCAAACAAGCGCCCTGGATGCGCCTGCGAGATATGTCTATGATGTAGAGGTTACTAATACTACTTCAGGAGTGGTTACGAGAGTAATTGAAGGTATTATAACCGTGCGTCCTAATGTGACCATTTAAATATTCTAAATACTATTAGTTTTTGAATACCCTTCGGTTATAAATATTAACAATTAAGGGAGACTAAAAGTGTCGCAAATAAAAGCAAGAATAGATTCTACAATAAGCAGACCGCAACAAGTATCGGTCACTATGCCTGCTGGTGCAGCCTCACAAACTGCTGTTACCAATTCAACTTTGAAATTAAGACTTCTACAAGATGTTGACGCTAGTACCTTAGCAGACGGTAGTATGATTCAGTATTCTGCAACAAGTGATAAATTTGTTGTAAGAGACGAGATAACAACTACAACTGGTTCAATAACACTAAATGGTGGTTCATTTTAAGGAAGTAAAAAGAGAGAGTTAAGATATGGCAACAATAATTAGAATAAAACGAAGTGCTAACACTTCTGCTCCAAGTACTCTAAAACTCGGAGAATTAGCGTTAACCTACGGTACTGGTACTGCAGGAAATAACGGAGATAGATTATTCATAGGTACAGGTGGTGTAGATACAAATGGTGACGCAAACGATATTGATGTAATTGGTGGTAAGTATTTCACAAGTTTATTTCCATCTACAAACGGTGTTATTACCGCTGAAAAATTAATAACAACAGATTCAAACAAAAGAATTGACGAGATTATAGTTGGTAACGAAACAACTAACTCTGGTCGTATAACTTTTAATGAAGCTACAAACAACGGTTCAAACAATGTTGTTTTAAAAGCTCCATTATCATTAACAAATTCATCAACACTATTATTACCTGATGGTGCTGGTTCACAAGGACAATTTCTAAAAGTAATATCTGCTTCTGGTACTGAAGCTCAATTAGGATTTGACGCTGTTGATACCACACTAACAATTGAAGATAGTGCTGGTGCAACAACAGATTACTCAACTAACTCTACTCTATTACTTACAGGTGATGGAACGATTGATACTGCGGTTACTAATAATACGGTAACTATTAAAGTACAAGACGGTGGAGTTGGAACAACACAACTTGCTGCTAATGCGGTAACAAATGCTAAACTTGCAAATGACGGTGTAACCTTAGGTTCTACTGCACTAACTCTCGGTGGTACTACAACTGACCTTGCAGGATTAACAAATGTTGTTGTTGACCATTTAACAATTGATGGACAAGATATTGCCACATCAGCTGCGAACAGAAATATTACTTTAACACCACACGGAACTGGAACGGTTACCGTACCTAGTGGATATAAAGATAGAGCTGGTTTCGCTTCTGACTCACTTGCAACAAAAGAATATGTTGATAGTGCTTCAAGTGGTTTAGATGTAAAAGATAGTTGTAGAGTTGCTACTACAGCAAACTTATCTGCTACATATGACCAATCAAATGGTAGACTAGACAATTCAGGAACTCAAGCCGCACTAACTATTGACGGTATTGCATTATCACAAAACGATAGAGTACTTGTTAAAGACCAAACAGAAGCTAGACAAAACGGTATCTACATTGTAGAAATCGTTGGTACTAACTCTACTAATTGGAGATTAACAAGAAGTGATGACGCAAATATCGGTACAGATATAACTGGTGGTACATTTACTTTCGTAGAAGAAGGTACTGCTAATAGTGATAACGGTTATGTGTTCACACACAATGGTACACCTACAATAACAGATAGTACACTTTCTAACAATACTGAAATGCCAGTATCACAATTCTCTGGTGCAGGACAAGTAGTTGCTGGTGCAGCTATGGTAAAAGCAGGAAATACTTTAGATGTTAATGTAGACAATACTTCAATCGCTGTAATATCAGACGCTTTATCTATTAAAGCAGGTGGGGTTACAAATGCTATGTTAGCAGGAAGTATTGCAAATTCTAAACTTGCGGATCCAAATATCTCACTTGCTGGTGAGAGTGGAACCGGTTCAGTTGGATTAGGTGGTACATTAACTATTTCTGCAGGAGAAGGAATTGATACTTCTGCTTCAGGTACTGCAATCACAATCGCTGGTGAAGACGCAAGTACAACGAATAAAGGAGTTGCTTCTTTTAGTACTGATAACTTTACGGTAACAAGTGGTGCCGTTGAGGTTACTACTATTGACGGTGGGTCGTTCTAATGGCTGATACCGTAATAAAACCAAAAAGAAGTTTCACAGCTGCTGCTGTTCCTCAATTATCTGATTTAGAAATTGGTGAATTAGCAATGAACATTGCTGACGGTAAGTTTTACACGAAGCAAAATGCGAACACTATTAGAGAAGTTGGTGGTGCAAGTGCTGTTAATATTCAATCAGTATTAAATGCTGGTGCTATTACAACAACTGACTTAACTTTTAATAACGCAAATATAGTATTTGAAGGCGCTACACCAGACGCCTACGAAACAACATTAACGGTAGAAGACCCGACTGCTGATAGAACGGTTAAACTACCAAATTCTAGTGGAACATTAGCATTGACAGGAGATATTCTTGCCTTTGCTGTTGTATTTGGAGGATAATAAATGGCTAGTGCTTTTAAAAACGCAGGACAAACTAACTCACAAGTTGATGATTCAACTGCAAATGTTTATACAGCGCCATCTAATGGTACTGCTGTATTACACGCTGTTTATATCTCAAACACTTCAACTGATACACAAGCAGAAGTAGATGTAAAGGTTACGGTTGATGGTGGTACTACTTTCAAAACAATGATGAGTAATATTATTATTCCACAGAATAACACTTTTATATTAGATAAGCCTGTAAATTTAGAGGCAAATGACATTATAAGAGTGATTGCTTCTCACGGAAATACTGATACATTTATTTCGGTATTAGAGAATACATAAGATTAAAATAGTTATAAATATAAGAAAACGAAGAGGAAGAATTAGATGGCATTAGCATTACCAACAGGAGCTTCACAAGCAGTTGCCGTAGACGCAGCTGGTTTCCAAATCTCTAACGAATATGCTATGCACGCCCTTAACCGTGATGTTAATGGTCTTTTGATATACACAAAGACCAAATTAGATAGTAATGAGGAAGTGATTGTTAACAGCGGAGAAGGTTTTGGATTTAATGGGTTTGAAGGACTTGCAATCGGTAAGGCAAGTGATGGAACAACCGTTCAGAATACACTACAAAGTGATTTTGACGAGAATACAGACGCTCATTACCAAACTAACGCAAAGTTTAGAAAGTATCAACAGACAAGATTTGATCCGTTGAAACTTTTTTACTTTTTAAATGATGAAGGTAATCTTGTGGCAAGGTATCAACAAGATTATACTTACGCCGCTAGTGAGACAGCAACTTCTACAACTGGAAGCAACTGGATCCCAAGTGGTGGAAACTATTATACCGCTAGTAATGTTAACAGGTACTTGTAAAAATTAAATAGAGAGAGATAAAAATGGCAGATTTTATTTTAGGAAGACTTAAATTTCACTTTAAAGGAGATTGGGTTACAGGAACGGCATATATTAAAGATGATGTCGTAAGATACGGAGGAAATAGCTTCGTAGCGATGGCGAACCATACAGGTTCAGCTGCGTTTGAAACAGATTTAACAGCAACCAAATGGAAAAAGATGGTTGCAGGACAAGAATGGAAAGGCGCTTGGTCAGCAACTACAGCTTATAAAGTTGATGATGTTGTACAATGGGGAGGTTCTACTTTCGTATGTAATGAAGCGCACACTTCACAATCAGATTTATATGACGACACTAGTAAATGGACTTCTTTTGTTCCAGGATTTAACTGGACAGGAACTTATACTGCTTCAACAGCATATAAAGTAAACGACTTAGCGAAATACGGTGCAAATGTTTATATTTGTTCAGTTGAACATACTGCCGCTTCAACAATAGATACAACTAAATTTTCACTATTCGTTTCTGGATTAGAATTTGAAGATTCATACAACTCTGGTACTGCCTACCAAGCTGGTGATGTTGTAACCTACGGAGGTTATAACTATGTCGCAATTCAACAATCTACAGGTCAATCACCTTATAACAATGCAACATACTGGGAAGTACTTACAACTGGATTTAAAATGGTTGGTACTTATGCCGGTGCAACTGCTTATAAAACTGGTGATGTAGTTAGATATGGTGGTCATACATATGTTGCAAAAACAGACGCAACTGGTATTGTACCAACAACAACTGCAACTTGGGATTTATTAAACGAAGGATTTAACTGGAGAGATAGTTGGGCAGACGCAACTGCTTATGCTCCTGGTGACGCAATCGGTTATGGTTCATCTTCTTACAGATGTAAACTTGCTCACACTTCTTCTGCTGTACAAGGTGACGCAAAAAGACCTGACTATGATACAGGCGGAGTTTACTGGGATTTAGTTGCTGAAGGTGATTCAAACTTTGTTACCACTAGTAGAGGTGACTTATTAACTAGAAACGCTACACAAAATATTAGACTACCAATTGGTACAGCTGGTTCAGTTGTACAATCAGACGGAACAGATGTTAGTTGGGGAATACCTGGGGTTACAACAAATGTATTCTTTGTTGCTAAACACGGTGCTGACAACGATCCATCTACTGATACAGGTAGAGGTACTTCACTAGACAAACCTTGGTTAACACTTGCATACGCAATGGCTTGGATTAATTCAAATGTTGCTGCTAGTGCTTACAAAACGGTTTATGTAAAAACTGGAACTTACGAAGAGGCATTGCCTATCGTTCTTTCTGCTAATACACAATTAGTTGGAGACGGAGTAAGAAGTACAAGAATTACACCTGCTTCTGGAAATTCAGTAGTTGCAGGATTAACAAACACACCAAACAATCGTGCTGATATGTTTAGAGTACATAACGGTACAACGGTTACTGGTTTCACATTTAGTGGAATGGTTGGAACTATGGGAAGTGCTGACTCATATGGAGTTGCAAGACCTAATACTTCTGACGGTGCAACACGAAGTGGTGTTGTATTTGCATTAGACCCAGGAACTGGAGTTGGTGATACAACTACACACATTACAACTAAATCACCATTTATTCAGAATTGTACACACTTTGGTACAGGTTCTGTTGGTATTAAAATTGACGGTGCATTACACAACTCTGGAAACAGAAGTATACTTGCAAACGACTTTACACAGGTAACTTCTGGAGGTGTTGGAGTATGGGCACTTGCAAATGCAAAATCAGAATTAGTATCTGTATTTACATATTACGCACATCACGGTTACTTATGTGATAGTGGTGCTGTTATGAGAAGTTTGAACTCAAACAACTCTTACGGTGAATACGGTTCAACAGCTGCTGGTATTGACGCAAACGAAACGCCATATACTGGTAATGTAGATTTAAGAGATAACGAAGCTCAAGTAGGAAGAGTATTAGTATCTGGTTCAGGTATCGGAAGATTAGAATTACAATATGCAGGACAATCATATTCTTCTGCTTCAATTGCAATTGCCGGTTCTGGTGCTTCAGGAACTGCGTCTGCTTCTTTTAGTGATGGCGCTGTAAACTTTATTAAAGTTAACACAACAGGTTCTACACACTTTACTACAACAGGATTTGCACAATCAGGAACTGCAAGTACAATTAAACTTGCTGCTTCTGACTCACAACCTGATGACTTCTACAATGGTATGAGAATTACGGTTTACACAGGAACTGGTTATGGTAACACAGGTGTTATCGCTGACTATGTTGCTTCTACAAAAACTTGTACGGTACAAAAAGAAAATGGTACTGCAGGATTTGATGTATTTGTAAACTCTGGATTATCAGCTGCAACATCTTTTGATACAACAACAGGTTACGAAATTGAACCTAGAGTTGCTTTAAGTGGTGGTGGTTCTCCTAGTAGAAACGCACTCGCAAGAGCAGTTGTAGAAAATCAACAAGTTTCAAAAATTCTTATATTAGACGGTGGTGCTGGTTATTCTTCTGCACCAACGGTAACAATTACAGACCCTAACGCAAGTACGGTTGCTACTGCAACTTCACATATTGCTGACGGTGTAATATCACAAACAACAATAACAAGTGCTGGTTCTGGATACAAAACAGAAACTTCAACTGCTACTATCACTGGTAACGGTTTTGCTGAAATTCAAAGTGAAGGTACTGCCTTTGTAAGATTAACAGGATTATCTAAATCGCCAACAGGTGGTGACATTGTTGAATTTGCTGGAATAACAAACCAAGCATATTATGTTGTTGGTGTAACCGGTTATTCAAGTGGTGCTGGTTTAGTTAGAGTAAATCCTAAATTTACAACTTCTAATCAACCAACTCACGCTGAAACTGCAACTTTAAGAAGTAATTACTCAAACATTAGATTGACTGGACACGACTTCTTGGATGTAGGTACTGGTGATTTTACAACAACAAATTATCCTAACACACCAACTCAAGCGCCTGACGCAAATGATGAAATCTTTGAAGCAGATAGAGGAAGAGTATTCTACTCATCTACTGACCAAGACGGTAACTTTAGAGTTGGTAACTTGTTTAGAATTGAACAGGCAACTGGTAAAGCAACATTGAATGCTGAAGCATTTGACCTTTCAGGATTACAAGAATTGAGTTTAGGCTCAAACGCACAAGGTAATTTCGGTGCTACAATTAATGAATTTAGTACTGACGGAACATTAGCAGATAATTCTGATAGTGCTCTAGTTACCGAAAGAGCGATTAAGACTTATGTAGATGGTCAACTTGGTGGAGGACAGAATGATTTATCAGTTAACTCATTAACTGCTGGTTCAATTACTGCTTCTGGCACAGCGATTTCTACAACAGGTGTTGCGGGAAGTGATGTAAACTTATCTATTGGAACACAAAACAATGGTATAATTTCATTTACTTCACAAACACAAACAGCAATCACTCCGACTGCGAATAATGATATAGTTAATAAATCTTATGTTGACGCACAAGGAACACCAACTTTACAAACACTTTCAATTGATGATGACACATTAGACTTGAAGAGAAGAGTTATCACAAACGCTAATGAGTTAATACAGAAAGAAAGTGCTTACTTTGATGGTACGGATGCTACTGAAGGATTTGAATTTATCAACGGAACAATGCAAATTAACATTGATAAATCTGGAGACTTGGTAATAGAAACAACATAAATAATAGTTAAATAGGAAGATATAAAAATGGCAACAACAAAAACTAGAATTGGTAATCTGTTCTTCAATTATCAAGGTGAATATTCTGCTACGAAGACTTATCATAAAGATGATGTTGTATTATACAACAATTCTGATTTTATCTGCGTAAAAAATTCATCTACGACAGGACAAGCACCTGACACAGGAACAGAAGCTCAACAAAAAAGATATGTAAGGGTAACTATTGCTACATCAGCAAGTACTGGTGGCAATGCCTTTAAATGGGACGGCGAAGCAGCTTGGCCTGCTACAGAAGTACAATACAAAATTGGTGATACTTTAGTATTATACCAAGACGGTAATGACTTTGATGATAACTCAATAGCATTTTCAACTTCGTCTACTTCAAAAGAAAACAATTTATACCACACAGATGTAACCTATATGTTAGACGGTAAATCTGTTGGTGGTGGAACTGCAAGTGGTGAATACTTTAACTCTGGTACATTTAACAATGCTGCTAAAAGAGAAATAAGAATAGAAATTACTGCTGAAACACCAAAAGAATTATACATTTTTAATTATCAAAATCCTTCTGCTACTTGGGGACCTAAATTAGTTGTTGCCGAGAACCAAGTATGGAAAGAAATTAGACAATCATTTAAATGGAGAGGTGACCACGACAATACAAACGCAAGTGGTTCATATTTAACTTATCAACCAAATGATGTTGTAAGAATAAATGTACCTGTTGATAATGACTTTTCAACAAACAATCAGTATTCTGGAAACCAAATACAAAAAATCAGAGCAACTTACATATGTTTAAAAGCACATACTTGTGATGGTACTGACAAATATTTACCTTGGGACCAAGATACAGATACAGACGAAAACAAATGGTGGGAAAGAATTTCAGAAGAACATCAATTTGATGAAGAAACAATAACAGATAGTGGTTCTGTTGTTTCTATCAATAACATTTCTGCTGCTTCTCCTGCAAGACAACAAGGATTTTATCCTTTCGTAAATACTAAAAACATAACTGCCGCTGCTGAAAACTCAAATGCTGGTAGAACTGGTGGATATAACCCACCTATGGTTAATGTAACCGTTGAAGGTTACCAATCTGTTAAATCAGTTGGAAACTTCTCTACTGCACATTACAAAAGAAAACCTGGTGTTTACAGAAACTTAACTCAATCTTCAACTTCAGGTGCTGGTTCAAACGCAAACTTTGATATTGAAGTAGACAACAATGGTAAAGTAATTAGAGTAGAGGTTACGAAAAAATCACTTGGTGGTCAAATGGGTGGTTTAGGATACGCACAAAACGAAACGATTACAATAGGTGACTCACTTCTAGGAAGTGGTGGTGCACCTGACTTTACTTTTGATGTATTAACAATTGGTACTTGGGGTGCTCTTAATATAGAAATCGCTAGAGACCAAAAAAGAGGAATGCAAAACGCACAATGGGAAAACAATGACGAAGCTGAAATGCTTGGTGGTGAGAACAATGCTGCTTCTGACCAACTAGGTATTGACGGACAAGTATTCTATTCTTCTGCGAATGTAACCTTTGATGTTGTATCTACACAAAAGAAAGCAAGAGGTTATCAAAACTTCTATAGTGGAAACAGATTAGAATGTATGGCATTATGTAATGAAAACGGACCTATCGGAGATGACCATCCGTTATACAGATTGCCTGGACAATTCCAACAAGCACAATGTGTTAACTGGCCGTGTTTTATTAATGGTCGTGGTGGAATTACAAGTTGGGGTTCAAACTCTAACGGTCAAAACGGACAAGACCAAGGTTCAATTTTAACTGGAGTTGGAATGGTATTTCCATTCCTAGATTGGTACAGAAGTACAGACAATGGTGGTTCTGGAATTCACACTACTCCTGATGGAGAAGTACCAAAAGCAATTCAACTATTATCTGGATACGAAGTTGGTATGGCACTATTTAATAATGGTGAAGTATACCATTGGGGTTACGGAGGTCACGGACAAAATGGTGACGCTAATACTTCAAACAGAGGATATCCAGTAAGATGTGGTGGAACATACCAAGAAATTTATCTTGCTGCTAATACTTCTACACACACTTTTAAAGATACTAGAATTAAAAGAATTTACATTACTAATTGGGGCGGAGACAATAACACAAATACACATAGTTGTTATGCGTTAGATACTGACGGCGAACTATGGGCTTGGGGTTACAATGGTTACGGTCAATTAGGACAAAATAATACTTCTGATTTAAGTAGACCAACAAAAATTAATAAGACAGCTTACTTTAATGGTAATAAGATTGACGCTTTCTGGACTGCTGGTGCAGGATACGCTTTCTGTTATGCTTTAGATGTAACCGGAAAACTTTATAGTTGGGGTTACAATGGATATGGTCAGTTAGGACAAACTAATACAACTAACTTATCAGTACCTACAGAAGTTCCAGGTATCACTTGGGACAACGGTGCAAGTAATCCTGGTAAGATTAAAAAACTATTAGTAGACTCGCAACAATCATATGGAAGAACAGCAATCTTAACTGAAAAAGGTAAGATATACTGGTGTGGAAGAAATGAATACGGTTGGGCGATGATGGGTAATACTACAGATGTAAGCACATTTACAATTATGTCTAATGGTCCAGGTTCTGGAACATATTCTGATTGTCAAAATATGTGGTTTACAGGAAACGGCAGATATGCAAGTTTCTGGACTAAAGATAGTATTGGTGACATCAAGTGCTGTGGTTACAATGGTAACTATGAACTTGGTATTGGTAACTCAACTAACCAAACTGCTGCTGTATCACCTAAATGGCAAATTAACGGAACAACAACTTCTGACTTACATAATATTAAAGACATAGGTTGTAATTCTGAATATGGTAACCAATGGATGTGTAATGTATGGGTATTAACATATGACGGATTTATGTTTAATACAGGAAGAAACAACTACGGTTTAGGCGCTCAAGGTTGGTCTTCAAGTTATAATGATAGACAATCATCTAATGGTATTGAAGAAACAGATGATTACTATTTCCAAATGCAAAGAATGCCTAATTACGCACACGGAAGAGTAGAAGATGTAAGAGGAAGAGGTTACTACTCTACAGACGGTAATAGATACCACTTTAGAGAAATTAGAACTTTTGACAACAGATACCTAATGTGGGGTTACGGTGGAGACTATATGCAAGGTCAGAATGACTCAAACTATGTTTCTATGCCACAACCCGCTGTGTTAGGATAGTATAAATATAAAGAACAATTAAGATAGGAAATAAAAATGGCAAAAATTAATCTCGGAAGAATTAAATTACAATTCCAAGGAGAATATAATAAAGACCAACAATACAGACGAGACGATATTGTTTATCATAATAACGCTATGTGGATTATGAAACAAGAATACTTTGCTGATGGGTCTTCTGCGTATGCTCCTGGTACTAAAATCTTTGGATATAATCCAAAAGACTACACTGGTGACTTCTGGTCAAATGACCCGAACTACAATGGTGTAGATAGTGTTTTCAGATACACACAATATTGGACTGAAAACGAAAGAAGAGGCGAAACTCAAAGAACTGATAGAGACGGTAATCCTATCACTAAAAACTCTACATACGGTTCTAACGAGGACGGTGCAAACGAGATTAGACACGACTATATTGATTCATCTATGGGTACGGTTGTTCGCCATCAACAACACCTTATGAATGAATATGACGCAATGTTTCAAGCTTGCGAAGATGACTATGACCAGTTAGACACATATAATCATTACGAACAAAACTACTTTAAATACCACTATATGCCAGTACACAACTCTTTTGTTGTGGAAGTTAATGTATCAGGTGGTGTGCCAGATTTCAAAATTGATAACAGACTTGGTAACAATACTAAAGGTAGAGAGTTTGAAGGTTATAGAAACTGGGAAAACTTTAAAGAAGGTCATACATACAGATTTTCACAAGACAAACCTAATAACAAATACTACCCATTAGGTTTCTCTTATACTGCTGACGGTATTCACAATGCTGGCGATACAGGTAAGTCTTTAGGAATGGATCCTGATGGACCTTACTATGTAAAAGGTACTGCTTCAAATGGTGATAGTGGATTCTTTTCACCTATGTACAAAACTGAAGCGGCTGCAATTGCTGAAGATACAAGAAGAGGTGGTGCTGGTGCTGCTCACAAATTAACTTTTGACCAAGGTGATGTACCTGGTTGGGAGACTGAAGCAAGTCCATCATTACAAGGACATTTACATACAGACGGAACTCAATTAAAAGATACCGTTGTATCACAATTAATAGACGATAGTGGAAATACATACTTACAAGTATCAAATGCTTGGGCAGGAACAACTGCTGGTGGTGTTTCTTCACACGCAAGAAAAACAATTTACATAAACACTGGTGATTCAACAGAATTTCACGGACAAACAGGAAGCACATATTCATATGTTTATATTCAAGGTGCATTAAAAACTGGTTCTAATATTTCTGCTGTAATTACACAACAAAGAGATAATACAACAACTGCAAACGATAGTGCTGGAAGAAAAATCTTATTAGTAAACGGAAAACCTGTTTATCAATTAGTTGCTGAAGCTTCTACTACAACGGTTGGTGGTATCTCTGGTGCTTATCAAGCAATTGATAAAACAGGAGCAGGTTCAACTACTGCATTAGGACTAAATCCAGTATCTAATGAAAATAAAGTTGACTTGTATATGCCGAAACTTACAGACCCAACAGCAAATGTTGAAAGAACAATGCAAGTTTCAGTTGCTAATCCTGGTTCAGGAAACAAATATTACATTGATGGTGTTTTACCAACGGTAAACACAATGAAATTAGAAGAAGGAAAAACTTACAAGTTTGACCAATCAGATAGTACAAATGCAGGACACTGGTTAAAACTATCAACTACAAGTGATGGTACACACGGTGGTGGATCCGAGTATACTGCTGGGGTAACTTATGTAGGTACTCCTGGTAATCCTGGTGCTTATACAGAAATTAAATTAAGAAGTGGTGTTGCAAAACTTTATATCTATTGTAATGCACACTCTGGTATGGGACAAGAAGCAGAAACTTATGATGTTTCTACTAATCTTGGAAAAACATACGCTCCTGGTAATATCAAAAAATGGCAAGGTTACAACAAAAACGGTTGGGTTAAATACTACTTAAACTCAATTCAAGTTGATGAAAACACTTACATTGAAACATTTTTCAATGATAATAATACAAAAGATAGAAACTATCCTAGAACTATGCCTAATGGTAAAGTTAAAGGTGGAAACAAATTCACTTTTGAACATCAAGCAGGTAGATATGTTGAGATAACAATTCCTTATCAAACAACACAATCAGACGCTGAATCAACAATTATATATCCATTCTGTTTAGAACCTACTACAACTGCAAGACAAACTTCTGGAATGTACAACGATTTCGGTTGGACAATTGAGAAGTCTTGGAGAGGTTATAGACATTGGGATAAAGTACAATCTTCAATGAGATTTAGAGGAGAATATTCTCCAAATACACAATACAACTACAATGATATTGTTTCATACAAACCAATTAAAAGAATATCAACTGGTGAGAAGTTTATGAAACACGGTACTGGATTGTACAGATGTTTAAGAGACAATAGAGGAAGACCACCTCAACACGGATTCCAAGAACCTACAAGGTCACCATTGATGACTAAATCAACGGTTACTTCTGGAAGATTAACTGGAAGAGGTGAACACGAACAAAACAATGAGACAGGTAAGAATTATCCTGCACATATTCAATCGTACCACAACTGCTGGGAATCTTGGGCTGGAATGAACAACCAAGAACAAGGTGCTGGTGTTTGGTTCCCGAACAAAGGACCAATCGGATGGCCATATAAACACGGTCACTCTAGTGGTGCTAACATTTACAGATGTCATATGTACATTGATAAAAATGGTGCTGTATGGTCAATCGGACACGGTTCAGATAGTGCCAATATGGAACAAGGTCGTTCTTCTTCATACTTTAGAGAAGTAACCTTCAGATGGAGAGATTTCTACAATTCTGAAAACAGAAACGAAGGTGGTTACAATGAAAGAAGAAGTAGCAAATGGACTCGTTATGATAGAATGAGAACACCAAGAGCTATTCAAATAGAAATGGGATATAGTTTCACAATGATATTATTTGATAACGGACAAGTATTCCACGGTGGTTACGGTTCACACGGTCAACAAGGTACTGGTTATGACGGTGCTCCTGGTATGGCAATGACACCTGACGGACTAGAAGATGTACACTTTATCAAAATCGCAACGAAAACTATGAACGAAGATTCAACACATACTCCTTGCGGATTAACAGATGATGGAGATGTATATACTTGGGGTTACAATGGTTACGGTGAAGTCGGAGACGGTAGAACAGATAACGCATACGGTCCTAAGAGAATATCCAGAGAATTCTTTAATGACGAAAAAATTATTGATATTTTAGCAACTGGTGGAGATAGTACTTCATTCTATGCTAGAACATCACAAGACAACATTTACGGTTGGGGAAGAAACAACATCGGTCAATTAGGTGATACAACTACTACTGACAAATACAGACCTGTATTAATGTCTGGCTTTAATGCTTCAGACAATGGTGGTATCGCTGTATGGCAAGGTGACGCTCACTCATCTAATTCTGCTTTCTATGTACTAGACGGAAACGGATTTATTTGGGCGACTGGTTACAATGGATATGGTAACTTTGTAGATAACTCAACAACAAATAGAACACAATTAACTCAATCTACTGCTTCTCCTAATGGAGATATAGCAGACTTCTGGACAATGTTCTGGAATGGATATCATACAACATTTATGAGATTGAAAAATGGTGAAACTTGGACTGCTGGACATAGTGGTGGATACTACAACTCTGGTGATGGTGGAACTGGAACAAACCAGGCACCTGTACAAGTAGATAAGATAACTAACCTAAAAGAAGTTTGTATATGTAATACATATTCAGACCAAGGTAGAAGTTATTGGTTAACAGATAATGGTGAATTCTTTAGTCAAGGCCGTGATGTATACGGTTCTATGCCTAATCCTGTTGCTGGAGATAACTGGAATGGTGAAGATGGAACATACAAACCTTTCCACGCTTTCGTACCTGCAGGAACTAGAATTAGAACAATGTGTATTCAAGGTATTGACCAATCAACTAACTATTACGGACTTCAACCAATGGTTGGAACAGAGGATGGCCAAGTATTACTTTGGGGCTATTCTAATAACAATAACCTAGGACACCACGCAACTGCAACTTGGTCAAGTACAGGAAGAGCAATGATGTGGAATGCTGGTATTGGTAGATAATATAAATAGAAGTATAACTTAAAAGGAAAACGGAGAAAAAACAAATGGCAAAAGTAATTTATTCAATGACAGCTGGCGTACCTCACGGTGACGACTATGTTGCTCCTACAGGTGATACGCCAATCAGTTTAGGTGAAGTAAGTGGAAAAACTTACTTTTCAATTGATGATGGTAATACTACTATCACAACTGATGGTGCAAATGATTCTGTATACGGAGTAAGTATCGTAACCGACGCTGACGAAAAAGCTGCGCTTAAGGCTTCTTCAAATTATGTTGAACAAGGTTTAAGTAATTTAGACAACGAATTTCTAACAGGAAAGTCAATGATAGACTTATTAGCAGATGTGGCAGATGACACTTCAGCTACTAAAACTTCAATCGCTGACCATAAGACTGCAAAAGCTGCTTTCTTATCTAACTTAGGATTCTAAAGAAAATTTAACAAAAAGAAGGTAATAGCGATATGGCACTAGATATACAAAACTTTAAAGTAACCTGGAAAGGTAACTGGAAAGATAAAGAGAAGTATTATAAAAATGATATAGTTTACTGGAGAGGAAAGTCTTACAGATGTATAGAAGAAACACCTGATAACTTTACTATCTCTTCTGAAGCTATGATTAATACGAACTCTTATGGCCAATATCAGCCTACGGTTGTTAGACGGTCATATAGACCTGACAACAATAGATACTGGACGCTATTGCTTGCAGGTAACGATAACATTGAGACTTGGCAGTTTTGGAGACAATACGAAAGAGGCGAAATGGTTAAAGTTGCTGACAAGATTTATCTTTGTTTGAGAAAAACAAGATATTGTAATACTTGGGTAGAAGAACACGATGGAACTCCATCAAAATATTGGGTACTTGTTTACATAAACGAAAACAAGTGGTGTACAAGAAACGAAGTTGTATCTTTTAACAACCGTGCTCCGTTAGGTTGGAAATACAATATGGGTTCAGATACAGCACACAGCTGGGACCAAAACTATAGAACTTGTACATTATGCTCAGATGGTTCTGATATGTGGGTTGGTTCTTCTGATGGTACAGGTTCATCTGGATTAGGTGATGGTACTGCTGGAAATGACGAACCAGGAAAACACTTTTCTACAGGTTTCACATTTACTGATTGGATGGCTTCTACAGACAACCAATCTTGGAATATTAATGCTACAGGTAGAATGACTACACCTGATGGTAAAGCACCTAGAGTAATACAAGTTAGAAAAAATCAAAATAGAACTTTCTGGTTAATGAACAATGGTGAAGTTTACGCCGCTGGTGAAAATGGAAACTACGGTTTAGGAAATTCAGAAACTTCTGACAGAAATTATGCTGTAAGGGTTACTGCTAATGATACACAAGATTGGCAAGGTAACACTATAGGCAAAACATTCAATCAAACTAAAATGGTTAAAGTCGGTATGTCCGACGCCGGACACGATAGTGGAACATCATCTTGTTTCTCACTAGGCGATGATGGTTCAGTATGGGTTTGGGGTTACAATAACAACGGTCAATTAGGACTAGGTAATCCAGGAATAAACAATTCAACAGACGCTTCTGGTGGTCCAACAAGTACTGCTTTCTATAGTGCCAATGTGACCAGACCAGTTAGATTACCTCAATCATATTTTGACGGAAGACAAATTGTTGATATGTGGGTATCAGGTTCAGAAGAAGCTTGGTTCCATTGTTTAGACGAACAAGGTCAATTATGGGGTTGGGGACATAACCAACACGGTGAATTAGGAGTAGGTAACAGAAATGGCACTTACTACTACACATTCCCAACAAGAATTGGTATTAACTGGAACAGATACGGCGGAATTAAAATGTATCAAACAACTCACTCAAATGGTGGACACTCTTGTACACACATTTTAGATGGTGAAGGATATATGTGGTTCACAGGTTATACAACTTCAGGCGCTTGGCCGATTGGTTCTCCTGGTTATACAGGAACACACCACATTGGTTCATTCAGAAGAGAAGGTCACTTCTTAAATGGTGATATTGATTACTTCTGGTGCGGTGGAGATGAAAACAAATGGTTATATATCAGACAAAAAACTACTGGTATGTTATGGGTCCACGATGGTAACTACGGAACAGATGGTGGTCGTGGTCAATCAGTTGAGTCCAATGGATATTGGTATCAATCAGGTGGTCACCCAGGAAGTTTCTTACATATGAAAGGTCCTAAATGGGCAGTCAATGTATGTGATGTAGGTATGAGTAGAGCTGATGGTTCTTATATGTACTCTTTCCCAATGATACTTGATGACGAAGGTTTAATTTGGGGTGGTGCTCCATATTCAAACAATGAACACGGTTTAGGTGGAGATTCATCTAATAGTGACCAATGGACAAACGGTGGTAGAAACGATACACAAGGTGCAATGGAAGACAATGAAATGTTTAGAACAAGAAAAAGAATTGTATTCCAACCTGCCGGTGGACATAGATGGACAGATTTATTCTATTCAGGAACTGGTTCTTCAAATATACCAAGAGCTCTTAACCAAAGAGGTCAAGTATACTGGACTGGTTATGACGGAAGTACTTCGGTAACTCAACACTACGATTATTATTCAGAAGGTGCTGATAGTAACCAGGCTCAATACTTCTTCCACTTGGGTCCTAGAGACTAATATAAATAATTATACAATAAGACTTAATAAGTCTTTTACATTAAACAATTGAGGTGAAAATGCAGGAAGTAGAAAAGTTTGTAGAACTGGCTCGTAAGAAGTTTGATTCACAACCATTCATAGAAGACTATCTAAATAAAAAACTTAAATACAAAGAACTTGTTGGTACATACTTGTACAATCAATGGGTCTATACTTGTCAAATAGAAGGACTATGCAAAGACGCAGGTCTACTTGAAGACATAAAAGAAATTTGTATTAAAGAAAATCTAGCAGAAGCGTGGAAAGCAGAATGGCCTTATGACGCTGACGATATATCAAAACCTTGGGTAGAACCATCTGTAATGTACGCAACGCAAAGTTGGTGTGATGAGATACACAAGATAAAAGAAAATAAAGATTTATTACTTGCACATTTATATGCTTCGCATAGTGAGATAATGGTTAATCAAGGCACTTCTGTCCTCAAAGAAAGACTTACAAAAAAATTTGAAGAAGCATATAAGAATAACGCTGACGCAATGTTAGAAGTTGTTAAGTTATCTTGGGACTTTAAAATTAATCTCGCACACGATTTAGAAGCACACAAAGACCATATGGAAGAAGTCTTACCTAGAATTGCAATGTTTAAAATTGCAGCCAAAGAGATTAGTGAAGATAAAAGTGGTATCAATGATTTATCTGCTGGCGCTAGAGACGAGGCAGAAGATAATAGAATAAGAGCAGAATTGATGGCAAACCAAGTGTGGGTTAAAGAAATGGATGTCAATGATGTACCTGAAGAATATAAAGCAGATGTACAAGCAGAATTGAAAAAACGAGAAGTTGCTAATAAATGAAAACATTAAAAGAACTTACTTGGGAACATCACAAAGAAGCAGAAAGACAACACTTTGTTAAAGTATTAATGTCAGGTAAAATATTAGAAGAAGTCTACGCTGTTTATCTATTCAATCAACATCAAGCATATAACATATTAGAAGCGATAGCAATGTCGGAAGGTTTCTTTGATGATATGCCACAATTAAGAAGAGCACCTGAAATAAAAAAAGACTTTGATGAATTGTGGACTTGGAATCATCAACCTTGGTTGTGTGAAAGTACAAAGAGATATGTTTATCATTGTCAAAATGAATTGATGGACTCTCCTGAAAAAATAGCTGCACACATATATGTTAGACATATGGGAGACTTATCTGGTGGTCAAATGATTAAAAGAAAAACACCAGGTAGTAATAAATATTACGATTTCAATTTTAAAAAAATTGATGATGGAGTACAAAGATATAAAAGTGTACAAGAACTAAAAGACGCATTAAGATTAAAAGTGGATAGTTATCAAAAGTATTCAGACGCAAGTACACTAACAGAAAATGTAAATAATGTTGTATACGAAGCAAGAGTTTGTTTTAGTTTTGCAACAGAATTATTTAAAGAAATGATGAGTTTTATTAAAAATAATGAAAAGAGGTTTGGCGATGGAACGAAGAAGTAGAATATGGGAAATGCTAGAGCAACACACTCATAGCATTATTGCAAATTTTGAAAGAGAAGGTGAAGAAATATTTGAACCTACAATGAAGAAGTTTAATAGACCAGAACAAGGTTGGGTCAATAGAGTATGGGCAACACCAGAGGCAAGAAGATGTCATTTAGATGTTGTTGACGCTAGAGACGAAAAAGGTTTATATATGTTTCATTGTTGTGTATTTCCTAAACTTACAAGTACTGCGCCAATATATGGATTAGATGTAATCGCTGGTGCAAAAAAGGTTACAGGTTTCTTCCACGACTTTTCGCCACTTGCAAAGAAAGACCACTCAATGGTAGATTGGTTTGTAAAAGAAGCAAGTCTTTATACACCATCAAAACCTAGACCATTACCTGATTGGGCAATGAAAATTTTTAGTCCAGGTATGATTGCAGCTGGTAATATTAATACAGAAAAAGAATTGACACAAGCATTAAGTATGGCACAATCTAACTTAGGAGTTTATTTCACTTTATTAAGAAGAGAAAAAGAACAAGGAGATATACAGGAAATAAAAGACGCACAAAATAGATACGCAAAACATCAACGAGAAAATCCTCATACTCCTAGAGTTATGTTAAGTTTAGGATTGCCAGAAGATGATGTTAAAGAGTTTTGTTCAGACGCCTTATTCCCATATGTAGAATAATGGAACATTTAGACAAATTTAAGGCAGTAATAAAAGATTTAAAAGATGACGGTAGATACCGTGTCTTCAATGATATTCTACGAACTAGAGGCGATTATCCTAACGCAATCTGGTATTCAAAATACTCAATCAAAAAAATAGTTAACTGGTGTTCAAATGATTATCTAGGTATGGGACAACACTCTTATGTGCTAGATAGTATGAAAACAGCACTGGAGACGAGCGGAGCGGGCGCTGGAGGGACGAGAAACATATCCGGCACTACTCACTATCACATTGCTTTAGAACACGAATTAACTCAATTACACAAGAAAGAAAGTGCGTTATTATTCACTTCAGCATACAATGCTAATCAAACAACTTTAGAAACAATGGGCAAGATTATGCCTGACTTGTTGTTTATATCAGACGCACAAAATCACTCTTCAATCATACAAGGTTTAAGGCATAGTAAATGTAGAAAAGAAATATTTAAACATAATGATGTACAAGATTTAGAAAGTATATTAATGTCTAACCCAGGACCTAAATGTGTTGTATTTGAAAGTGTATATTCTATGGACGGTGATATTGCACCTGTAAAAGAAATTGTTGAAGTATGTAAAAAATATAATGCAATAACTTTTATAGATGAAGTACACGCTGTTGGTCTTTACGGTCCTACAGGTGCTGGTATTTGTGAGAGAGACGGTATTGAAGTAGATATTATTAACGGAACATTAGCCAAGGCCTACGGTGTACAAGGTGGATACATTGCAGGAAAGAGAGAGTTTATAGACGCAATAAGAAGTATGGCAAGTGCGTTTATATTTACAACTAGTTTATCTCCAGTATTATGCGCTGGTGCATTGACTAGTATAAAATATGTCAAAGACCATCCTGAATTAAGAATGAAATTACAGGAGAGAGCATTAAAAACAAAAGAAGAACTTGAAAGAATAGGTATAGAAGTGATGAAAAACGATAGTCATATTGTACCTGTAATTATAGGTGACGCTAAAAAATGTAAAGCAGTTTCAGATGAATTACTTTACAAAAATGGTATCTATGTTCAACCAATTAATTATCCTACGGTTGCTGTTGGTACTGAAAGATTAAGATTTACTCCAACACCATTTCATACAGACGCAATGATATTTGATATGGTAGTTAAAGTAAAATCTGCTATGAGAAGATGTGGCAATAAGAAATGAATATAACAGAAGAGATTGATTGGTTAATTGTTGATGGTGCAAACGGATTAGAAATCTTATGGTTTATGTTAAAACACGAACCATTTTTACAAGGACTCATAGTTTTCGGCATATTGTTAGTGATATTGTGTTGGTATTTAGATAAAAAAGACGATAAAGACACGAAATGGGATTGCGACCCTCACGGATAATTATAAATATTGCTAAAAGATAAAGGAAATAACTATGGCTCAACCTAATACAAGACAGACACTTATCGCATATGCTAAACGAGCATTAGGGCATCCTGTTATTGAGATTAATGTAGATGATGACCAAATAGATGATAGAGTTGACGAAGCACTACAATACTATCAACAATATCACTATGACGGTATCAAAAGAGTATACTTAAAATACGAATACACTCAAACAGACAAAACTAGAATACTAGCAGATAGCTCAGAAGGTGCAACAAAAAATTCTGTAACCACAACTTGGAAATCAGGCAACAACTATATCGTTGTACCTGAAAGTGTAATATCGGTTACAAATATATTTCCTTTTTCTAATAAAGGAAACTTAAACTTATTTGATGTAAGATACCAATTAAGATTAAATGACCTTTATGATTTTTCATCTACAAGTGTTATTAACTATGACATTGTGATGAGACAATTAGATTTCCTAGACCATATATTAGTTGGTGAAAAACCATTAAGATTTAATCAACACGACAATAGATTATACATTGATATGGACTGGGCAAACGATTTACAAGTCGGTGAGTATCTAGTAATTGACGCATATAGAAAATTAGACCCAGACACTTATACAGATGTATATGATGATATATGGTTGAAGAGATACACAACTGCATTAGTAAAAAAACAATGGGGTGCCAACCTATCAAAATTTAATGGAGTAGCAATGATTGGTGGAGTTACCTTGAACGGACAACAAATTTATTCTGAAGCATTACAAGATGTTGAAAAACTTGAAACTGAAATCAGAAATTCGTTTGAGTTAAACCCAGCAATGTTAATAGGATAAAAATACAATGGCCGTTAATCATTACTTTCAAGGCGGCGATGGCATAGGTAGTCAAAATGAGAAAAGATTAATAGAAGATTTAATCGTTGAAAATTTAAAAATCTATGGTCACGCTGTTTACTATTTACCTAGGACTCTAGTCAATAGAGATTTAATTTTAGGCGAAGATTCTGCGTCTAGGTTTGATGAGTCATATCTAGTTGAAATGTACTTTGAAACGGTTGAAGGATTCCAAGGCGAACAAGAAATAATTAGTAAGTTTGGTTTAGAAGTTAGAGACGATACAACTTTTGTAATTGCGAAGAGAAGATTCCAAGAACAAGTTGATGACCCAGCAAACTTAATGGTAGATGGTAGACCTAACGAAGGTGATGTAATTTACTATCCTTTAATGAATAAGTTTTTTGAAGTTGCGTTTGTAGAAGACCAGGAACCTTTCTTTCAATTAGGAAACTTACCTGTCTACAAATTAAGATGTAAAACTTTTGAATACTCTAGTGAAGAATTTAATACTGGTGTTTCTGATATTGATACTGCTGATGATAGAAAATCACTTGATACAAGTTTACAACATCAATTCAGACTTGAAGATGGTACATTAAATCAATCTTCATACAATGGTTTCTTATTATTAGAAACAGGAGACAAACACGGTAATCCACAATACTTAATTAATGAAGACTATGATGATATTACTACAGACGGAGACGCCGCTACAAGTATACAAACTAAATCTGTATATGCTGATAATTTGGATTTAGATACTGAAGCAGGTTTTGATACTGCAACGGTTTCAGATGACATATTAGACTTTACAGAAAGCAACCCATTTGGAGATGTTAAATAATGTTCGGTACACATTTTTATAACGAAGGATTAAGAAAGTTAACTATTGCGTTTGGTCAAATCTTTAATAAGATTGTAGTACAAACTAAAGACGCAAATGATAGTGTTGTAAAAAGATTTACGGTGCCTCTTGCATATGCACCAAAAGAAAAGTTTATTACAAGATTAACTCAACAACCAGATTTACAAGACCAACAATTTTCAACTATATTACCTCGTATGGGTTTTGAAATATCAGGTATACAATATGACCCTAGTAGAAAATTAAATAAACTACAAAAGACAAGAACACAAACAGATGAAGGTAATACATCTAATCAACAAAACAAGATGAAGTTTAATTATACTCCTGTACCATATAATATAACTTACTCTTTGTTTATTTTTACTGCTACTGCTGAAAATGGTTTACAAATTTTAGAACAAATAGTTCCGTACTTTCAACCTGATTATACGGTTACTATAAATATGATACCAGACTTAAATATCAAGCGTGATGTACCTATTGTTATAGGTGATATTAATTACGAAGATAATTATGATGGTGACTTTAATACAAGAAGAGCAGTAATTTATACAATTAATTTTACTGCAAAAACTTATCTATATGGTCCGTCAACACATCAAGGTGTTGTAAGAAAAGTACAATCAGATTTAGGTTCGGATCCTGTAAATAAAGCAAGAGAAGAAAGAATTGTAATTACACCAAATCCATCTTCTGCAAAACCAGGTGATGACTTTGGATTTACGACAACTATATCATTCTTTAATGATGGTAAGAAATATGACCCATCAACAGGAAGTGATACATAATGAGAGGCGAAAATGAAACGAGAAGATGTATTAGTAATAGACAATGTTTTACCAGAAGTTGTAAATAATAGTTTCTGTCAAAACATTTATAGATTAGGTTATATTATATCAATGGATATATTGCCTAGTCAAACAGACAATAAAGGTATTATGAAAGACGATAATACTTTTTCATCAATGCAAATGGTTCATAGAGTATACTTGCATAACGAACCAGCAAATATGCCAAAAAATCCTGCAATGGAACCAGTAAAACATTCTTTATCTGAAATGGTTGGTAAAGCAGGTCTGTTAACTAAAGACTTTGATAAAGTAGAATTGTTAAGAGCAAAATTTAATTTAATGTTTCCACATCCTGACTTTAAAGATGGTCAGTATAATATGGCACATATTGATGATGAACAAGAAGAGCATTTAGTTTGTATTTACTATCCTGAAGATACAGATGGTGATACAATATTGTTCAATGAGTTTTTTAATAAAGATAAGAAACCAGAAAAACTAACTATTCATAAGAGGGTTACACCAAAAGCAAATCGTTGTGTAATATTTAATGGTTGGAGATTTCACGCAAGTAGTAATCCAGTTGCATATAATAAACGAATAGTTTTAAATACAAATTTTAGGATAACAAACAATGGGTAAACTAGAAGACAAAGTAAATGATATTTTAGGTATCAAAGAAGAGAGTACTCCTGTATCAGATTTAATGATACAAGAGAAACAAGTACCTGTGCCTAGAAATGAAGACCCAAAGAAAGACGATATAGATAACGATTACAAATATAGTAGAGAGAACTATTATAATTTAATTGAAAGAGGACAAGACGCAATACAAGGCATTTTAGATGTTGCAAAAGAAGGGCAACACCCTAGAGCATACGAAGTCGCTGGTGCATTAATTAAAAATGTAGCCGACACCGTTGATAAATTACAAGACTTACAAAGTAAATTATCTAAACTAAAAGATGTACCAAATAAGACAACTAACAATATTAAAAATGCTTTGTTTGTAGGTTCTACAGCAGAATTACAAAAACATTTAAAAGATAAAAAGTTTGACGAAAACAATAGAGATACTAAAGACGACCCTTTCAAAGGTACTACTATTGAAGGCAAAGATTAATTATGAGTACAGACGCATATTTAGGCAACCCTAATCTAAAGAAAGTAAACACACCACAAGAGTTTACTGCTGAAGAGATTAGCGAATTTAAAAAATGTGAAAAGGATCCGTTATACTTTATGATGAAGTATGTACAGATTGTTTCACTTGACGAAGGTTTAGTGCCTTTTAATATGTACGACTTTCAAAAGAAGATTGTAGAAACTATACATAATAATAGATTTACAATTTGCAAACTACCTAGACAATCAGGTAAATCAACAACAACGATTTCGTATCTATTACATTATGCGTTATTTAATCCTAATTGTAATATTGCAATTCTTGCCAACAAATCTTCAACTGCAAGAGATATATTAGGTAGACTACAACTTGCATATGAGAACTTACCAAAGTGGTTACAACAAGGCGTATTAAACTGGAACAAAGGTAATATAGAATTAGAGAATGGAAGTAAAGTAGTAGCAGCCGCAACATCTTCAAGTGCTGTCCGAGGAGGTTCATATAACATTATCTTCCTTGACGAGTTTGCTTTCGTACCTACAACTATTGCCGAACAATTTTTTAGTTCCGTTTATCCTACAATTACTTCTGGTAAATCAACTAAAGTAATTATTGTATCAACTCCACACGGAATGAATCAATTCTATAAATTGTGGGTTGACGCTGAAAACGGACAAAATGATTATGTACCGATTGAAGTACACTGGTCAGAAGTACCAGGTAGAGACGCAAAGTGGAAAGAAGAGACAATAAGAAACACTAGTGAAAGTCAATTTGCTAGTGAGTTTGAGTGTGAATTTTTAGGTAGTATTGATACACTAATCAGTCCTGCTAAAATCAAAGCGACACCGTATAAAACACCACTTAAAACAAATGGACGATTGAGTATCTTTGAAGAACCTGTAAAAGGCCATACTTACTTATGTACGGTTGATGTTGCCAGAGGTACACTAAAAGATTTCTCAGCATTTATTATATTTGATGTAACCGAATTACCATATAGAGTTGTTGCAACATTTAGAGACAATGAGATTAAACCTATATTGTTTCCTGAAATGATTGCGAAAGTCTGTACACAATATAACAAAGCACACATACTTGTTGAAGTTAACGATATTGGTGCTCAGATTTCAGATGGTTTACATTTTGAAATAGAGTATGACAATATATTAATGACTACACAAAAAGGTAGAGCAGGTCAAATACTAGGTGCTATGTTTAGTCAAAGAGGTTCACAATTAGGTGTTCGTATGACTAAACAAATTAAGAAGATGGGAACTGCAAACATTAAAGCGATTATAGAGAGTGATAAACTCGTTATCAATGACTTTAATATTGTAGGTGAAATGTCTACTTACACAAGAAAAAATCAATCTTGGCAAGCAGAAGAAGGCTGTAATGACGACTATATGACTTGTTTAGTTATATTAGGTTGGGTTGCAAACCAAAGATATTTCAAAGAAATGACTGATAGAAATATCAGAGCAGAAATGTACAAAGAGCAAGAGAAGTTAATTGAGCAAGATATGGCACCATTTGGGTTCGTAGATGATGGTACTCCTGAAGAAGAAAAACCGTTTTCAGACGAATATGGTCAGGTCTGGCATCCCGTGGTACGCAAAGGAAGTTAATGAAGATCCCCTATTTCATAAATATAAACGATTGAGAAATTTGAATATGGGCGTATGAATAATACGAATTTTGAACAAAGGTAAACATTATGTATTTTTATAAAAATACAAACAATAAAATAGAGGAGAAAACCTAATGGCATTTCAAGTATCACCAGGTGTTCTCGTACAAGAAAAGGATTTAACTAACATAATTCCTGCTGTTTCTACTAGTATCGGAGCATATGCTTTCAATTCTAGCAGAGGTCCAGTTGGAGAGGTAACGCTTATCTCTTCTGAACAAGAACTTGTTAGTATCTTTGGAAAACCAACTGCAAGCAACTTTGAAGAGTATTTTACTGCTTCATCTTTCCTTCAGTATTCCAATGCTCTGAAAGTTGTACGAACAGAAAACTCTGGAATTTTAAACGCTGTAACCAACGGTGGTTCAGCAGTATTGGTCAAAAATACTGACCAGTATAACTCAACATACTTAGCAGATGGTTCATACACTGGTTTATCCGGTAGAGAGTTTGTCGCTAGATTTGCAGGTGCATATGGAAACGGTTTAGAAGTTTCTGTTTGTCCTTCATTACAAGCCTATGAAGAAGCGGTGGTAACAACCGTTAATGATAGTGCTGTATCTATCGGCGATACAACTATAACAATGACAAGTGGAACTAACATTAATGTTGGTGACATTTTAAGCTTTTCAACAACAGCAGCAACTTCAGATTATGATGACGGAATAGAGTACGAGGTAACAGCCGTATCTACTAATGATGTTACCATAAAGAAAAAAGTTGGTACTGGAGGTTTAACTAGAGTTATCGTAGATGGCGCTAATGTTAGACGAAGATGGAAATATTACGACCAAGTAAGTGGTGCACCTGGAACATCTCCAGATGTAGCAGCTGCTGGTGGTAGTGATGACGAATTGCACATTGTAGTAGTAGATTCTGACGGAACAATTAGTGGAACTAAAGGTGAAGTTTTAGAAGTATACGAAAAAGTATCAAAAGCAAAAGACGCCAAAGACGCAGGTGGTTCAAATAATTTCTATCCAGAAGTTATTTACAGAAAATCATCTTTCATCTATTGGGGTGATATGAACAATAACGGAACTAATTGGGGTGACCCAAAAGCAAATAAAGCTTTCACTTCTGTTTCTGGTCCTATCGCATTATCATTTACAGGTGGTGCTGACGGAACGGTAACTGACGGTGTAAGAAAAACTGCATTTGAATTATTCCAAGATTCAGAATCCGTTGATGTTGGTTTGATTATGGCAGGTAATGCTAGTGCAAACTTAATCGGTGATTTAATTACAATCGCTGAAACAAGAAAAGATTGTGTAGTATTTGCTAGTCCACAAAGAAGTGATGTAGTTAATATTGCTTCTGCGATTACTCAAACTAATAATGTGCTTGGATTCTTTAATGCAATCCAATCATCTAGTTATGTTATCTTTGATAGTGGTTACAAATATATGTACGACAGATACAATGATGTCTACAGATATGTACCATTAAATGGTGATATGGCTGGCTTGGCTGCAAGAACTGATTTAACTAATGACGCTTGGTTTAGTCCTGCTGGATTAAATAGAGGTATTATTAGAGGAGCAGTTAAACTTGCTTATAATCCTAATCAAACACAAAGAGACGAATTGTACAGAGCGAGAGTAAACCCAGTTGTTTCTTTCCCTGGACAAGGAATTATCTTGTTTGGTGATAAGACAGGATTATCAACACCAAGTGCATTTGATAGAATCAATGTAAGAAGATTGTTTATCGTTTTAGAAAAGGCGATTGCTACAGCTTCTAAATTCCAACTCTTTGAATTCAATGATGAGTTTACAAGAGCGAACTTTAGAAACCTAGTAGAACCTTTTTTAAGAGAAGTACAAGGTAGACGAGGTATCACAGACTTTTTAGTAGTGTGTGATGAAACTAACAACACAGGCGAAGTAATTGATAGAAACGAATTTATTGCTGAAATCTATATCAAACCAGCAAGAAGTATCAACTTTATCACATTATCTTTCGTTGCAACAAGAACTGGCGTGGCTTTTGAAGAAGTCGCAGGTTAAGGAAGAGGAGAAATAAAAAATGGCAAACATTAATGACTTCAAAACTAAACTTGCTGGCGGCGGCGCTAGAGCGAACCAATTTAAGGTTACTATGCCTTTTCCTGGTTATGCACAAGTTGGTGGAGAAACAGAAGAGTTAGCATTCTTATGTAATGCTACATCTATTCCTGCAATGAGTATTGGAACTACAACGGTTAACTTCCGTGGTAGACCAGTGTATCTAGCAGCTGATAGAAATTTTGAACCTTGGAATATTACGGTACTTAACGATACTAACTTCAAATTAAGAGACGCTTTTGAAAGATGGCAAAATGGTATCAATAATATGTCTGATAACGAAGGATTAGTTAATCCAGTAGATTATCAAGTAGACGCATTTATTGACCACCTTGACAGAAATGGCTCTACTATTAAATCATACACATTAAGAGGTTGTTTTCCAACTTCTATCGGTGCTATTGATTTGAATATGGAACCAACAGAAGCAGTTGAAACTTTTGAAGTATCGTTTAGATACTTATTCTTTGAAGCAAGAACGACTACTTAATAGTTGAATAAATATATAATAAAAAGTAAAATTGTGAGGAAATTATAATGGCGGAACTTTTCGGTTTTCAAATTACTAGAGTTAAAGATACTCCAGACCCGAAGCAAAGTTTTACTCAACCGAAGGCAGATGACGGTACACAAACCGTCGCTGCCGGCGGTTATTTCGGTCAGTACCTTGATATGGAAGGTAATGCGAAAACTGAGCAAGACTTAATCAGAAGGTATAGAGAGATTTCAATCCATCCTGAATGTGATATGGCTGTTGAAGATATTGTCAACGAGGCTATTGTCGCAAACGAGATTGATAAAGATCCGGTGCGAGTAGATTTATCTGACACAGACTTTAGCGATAAAGTCAAGCGTAAGGTAGAAGACGAGTTTAAAGAAATACTAAGGTTAATGAATTTTAGTACTAAAGGACACGACATATTCAGAAGATGGTATGTTGATGGAAGAATTTACTATCATAAAATTATTGATAGAGAATCACCTGTAAAAGGTATAACAGAATTAAGATATATTGATCCTCGTAAAATTAAAAAAATACGAGAGATTAAAAAAGGTCGTCCAGTTGCTATGGCAAACATACAAGTGATACACGACTATAACGAATATTTTTTATATAATGAAAAAGGTGTTGCAGGACCTGGTATGGCTGCTGGTGGTATTAAGATTGCCACAGACGCTATCTCATTTTGTCCAAGTGGATTAGTAGACTTGAACAAAAATATGGTTATGGGTTATATGCACAAGGCAATTAAACCAGTTAATCAATTAAGAATGATTGAAGACGCTGTTGTTATTTACAGAATTGCAAGAGCACCTGAAAGAAGAATATTTAAAATTGATGTAGGTAATTTACCTAAAGTAAAAGCAGAGCAATATCTCCGTGATGTAATGGCAAGATACAGAAATAAACTTGTCTATGACGCAAGTACAGGAGAGATTAGAGACGACAGAAATTATATGTCTATGCTTGAAGACTTTTGGTTACCAAGTAGAGAAGGTGGTAGAGGTACAGATATTTCTACATTACCTGGTGGACAAAATCTTGGTGAAGTAGCAGATATTGAATACTTCCAAAAGAAACTCTACAGAAGTTTAAATGTACCAGTAAGTAGATTAGAAGGAAGTCAAGGTTTCAATCTAGGTAGAACAACTGAAATCACAAGAGACGAACTTAAATTTACAAAATTTGTACATAGATTAAGAAAGAAGTTTACAGATTTATTTAATGACTTGCTAAGAACTCAATTAGTTTTAAAAGCAGTTATAAATGAAGAAGATTGGCAATCTATTGCTCAAAAAATCAAATATGATTTTATAGCAGATGGTCATTTCTCGGAACTAAAAGACGCTGAACTATTAAGAGAAAGAATAGCATTAGCGAATGATGTTAGAGATTATGTTGGTAAATATTTTAGTGTTAACTTTGTTAGACGAAATATTTTAAAACAATCTGAAAGAGAAATTGTTATGATTGACAATGAAATTAAGAAAGAAATTGATGATGGTATTATCGCAGCTCCACAAACAAATGTCGGTGCTGATGATGACGGCATTATGTAATAGTATATAGGAGATAAAAAATGGCAGACAATGATAAACCTAATTATGTAGATACTTTTGTATCGCAATTGCAAAAAGGTAATAACACGGAAGCAGGAGACGCTTTCAAAGACGCATTAAGAGATAAAGTTGGAGACGCATTAGACACAAGTAGAAAAGAATATGCTTCTTCATTATTTCAAAGTGCAGCTGATGTTATGACTGGCACAACTACTCCAGTAGCAGATACGACAGACGCTGCTGAAGGACATAGTGATAGTAAACCTGAAGTTGCGGATGCTTTACAACCAAGTGCTACACAAGACGAAGTACAACAAGCATTTAATCAGGACACAGCACCTGATAACACAGGAGAGTAAAAATGGCATTAACGGTATCAAGTATTGTAGGTAATACATCTGGATTCATTAAGAACGATAGATACAATTCTCTATCGCCTGCAATGAAAACAGCGGTAGAATCTTTAGTCGCAGGACTAGACGCAATAGACTGGTCGCAACCACAAGATTTAGTAAACATAATTGAAACTAAAATTAGTGAAGTTGCAGCTGGTGACAGCGATGTAGAAACTGCTTTGACAACTTATTTTTCGGAGTAATTTATGGCATTAAGTATCTCAACAAAAGTTGACGATACCACAAAGGCTATAATTAACGCTAGTGGTGCGGACAACGAAAGCGGAACTTTATATTCTGCTGGGCAAAATGTATCGCTGGCAAATGTATATTATGAAATTAGAGGAACAGGCACAGCGACTCTTAAACTCGGAGACCATTCTTTAAGTTTAACTGGGTTTGGTAATTGGGGTTTAAAAGAAGGCGAACCTCGTAAAGTAATTGAACAAGATTTAAACTCTTCAACTACTTTAGAAATTACTACAGACGCTAATGTGTCAAAATTTAATATGGCTGTAGAAGTACAGAAAGAGACGGAGACAAAATAAAATGGCAGATTTGGTTACACAACAAATTATATCAGATACGGCAGGAGTTAAGTATGTTGTAAAACAAACTAACTATTCAGACGGCACAGGTGAAACAAACACCGTGATTGCTAATCCTACTACTTCTAATTTTATGACAGCAGATGGAACAAAAGAGATTGCGAAAGTGTGGTATTCTATTAATACTGCAAACCGAAAATCAGCAGTAGAGATTGCTTGGGGAGGCGCTACTGAAAATACAACTGCATTGTTATTGTCTGGACAAGGGTATTTAGACTTTAGAACTGCAGGAAATGATATTACTAATAATGCAACAACACCTAATGGATATGTCTATTTGACAACAAAAGACTTTGCTTTAAACGATAATTACACGATTGTTGTTGAATTTAGATAAAAAATATTATAAATATTAGGAAAGAGAGAGATAAACAACTATGAAACTTATTACAGAAACTCTGGAAAATGTAGAGTACATTACAGAAGAAACTAATGGCAAAACGAATTATAAGATTCGTGGTGTATTTCTACAATCTGAAATCAAAAACAGAAATGGAAGAGTTTATCCTAAAGATACATTAACACAAGAAGTTAATAGATACAATAGAGAATTTGTGGAACAGAAAAGAGCGTTTGGTGAATTAGGACATCCTGATGGACCAACGGTCAACTTGGAGAGAGTTAGTCATATGATTACAAAACTCTATCCAGATGGCAACAACTTTATCGGTGAAGCAAAAGTAATGGACACACCCTACGGAAAGATTGTAAAAAATCTTATAGATGAAGGCGCTAAATTAGGCGTTTCTTCTCGTGGTATGGGTTCATTAGAGAGAAGTAGAAGTGGTGAAGCTAGGGTCGGAAACGACTTCTATCTTGCTACTGCTGCCGACATTGTGGCGGATCCAAGTGCTCCTGACGCTTTCGTAGAAGGAATTATGGAAGGTAAAGAGTGGATTTGGGACAATGGTGTGATTAAAGAAAAAGATATAGAAGAATATAAGCAATACATTAAGGAAGCAAAAAGACTAAAAATCGCTGAAGCGAAAGCTGAGGTATTTAGTAAGTTCCTTAAAGGATTGTAATATTATAAATATCTTATAACAAAACAAGAAAATAATTATTTTTTTTAAAAGAAATAAGGAGAACTTCAATATGGCCGAGACAGAAAAACAAGTTGCCGAAATGACAGCTCCAGACGCTCCTAAAAAGAACGCCGTAGCTGCTGAAACTTCACCGTTAAAAAATGACGCTGAAGATTTAGGTGCTGCTGTAGTAAAACCTACAGATAGCAATCCAGACGCAACAAAAAAAGTTAAAGAAGTTTCAGGTGACGCACAGCAAAAAAACGCTGGTTCTGCTGAACCAATGCCTTCTGTAAAGAAGGAAGAAACTGCTTCTGAAGGCGAGAAGATTTCCGAGGGAGAAATGCCTGACGGTCTGAAAAAATTCCTAGATAAAAAGAAAGAAAAAGAAGAAACTAAAAAAGAAGGCTATAAGATGAAAAAAGAATCTGAAGCTGAAAAAGTGGACTCTAAATCTGAAAAATCTGAGGAAACAGCTGACCAGAAAGCAAAAGATGTTGATGTAAAAGAACACATTGACGCTTTGACCTCTGGCGAATCAGACTTGTCGGAAGAATTTAAAACGAAAGCTGCTACTATTTTTGAAGCTGCGATTAAATCTAAAGTAAAAGAAATCGCTGAAGAAATGGAAGTAGACTACAATAAGAAATTTGAAGAAGAAAGTGCTAAAGCAAAATCTGAACTTGTTGAAAAAGTTGACAATTACTTAAACTATGTTGTAAACGAGTGGATGAAAGAAAACGAACTTGCTATTGAAAAAGGTATCAAGGGAGAAATTGCTGAGGACTTCATCAACGGTCTGAAAAAACTTTTTGAAGACCATTATATTGATGTACCTGATGAAAAATATGATGTGTTAGAAGACCAAGCTTCAAAAATTGAGTCGTTAGAGAAAAAACTAAACGAACAGATTGCGAAGAATGTTGACTTGAATAGTAAGGCTAACTTACTTGAAAAATCTGACATTTTAGCTGATGTTGCTTCTGATTTAACAGATGTCTCTAAAGAGAAATTTGCTAAACTTACAGAAGAAGTTGAATTTTCAACGGCTGAAGATTTTAGAAACAAGGTAACTACTATCAAAGAAAGTTATTTTGGTGCTAAAAAAGAAGCTAATTCTGACAGCGAAGTAGATAATGCGGTAGCTGATAATGCTGGTGTAGACAATACGCAAGACTTATCTAGTGCAATGGCTGCTTATACTACCGCTATTAGTAAAACAAAAGACATTAAATTGTCTATAAAATAATAATAGGAGAGAGGAACAAGATATGTACTTATCTGAAAACTACCAAAAAAAGTGGCAGCCAGTATTAGAGCATCCTGATTTACCAAAAATCACGGATACTTATAAACGAGCTGTTACCAGTGTTATCCTTGAGAACCAAGAGAAAGCACTAAAAGAAGACGCTCAGTTTATGACTGAAACTGCGCCTACTAACTCAACAGGTTCTTCTATCGCTAACTGGGATCCAATTTTGATTTCATTAGTAAGAAGAGCAATGCCAAACCTTATCGCTTACGATATTGCTGGCGTTCAACCTATGAGCGGTCCTACTGGTCTTATATTTGCAATGAGAAGCAGATACAAAGCTCAGGACGGTACTGAAGCATTATTTGATGAAGCAGAATCACAATTCTCAGCTGCAGGAACTAAAGCAAACATTCCTGGTTCAGCTGGTACTTCTTCTGCTGGAGAAACTAACCCTGCTGTACTTAACGACTCATCACCTGGAGCATACACTGCTGAAGGTGGAATGTCTACTGCTAACGCAGAAGCATTAGGAGACGGTTCAACATCTGGATACGAGCAATTTGCTGAAATGGCATTCTCAATTGAGAAGTCAACGGTAACTGCTAAGTCAAGAGCATTGAAAGCCGAGTACACAATGGAACTTGCACAAGACCTTAAAGCTATTCACGGTTTAGACGCTGAGTCTGAACTTGCGAATATTCTTTCTGCTGAAATCCTTGCTGAAATCAATAGAGAAGTTGTAAGAACTATCTATGTAAATTCAGAAAAAGGTGCTCAGACTGACACAACTACTGCTGGTATCTTTGATTTAGATACTGACTCAAACGGTAGATGGTCTGTTGAAAGATTTAAAGGACTTATGTTCCAATTAGAAAGAGACGCTAACGCTATCGCACAAAGAACAAGAAGAGGAAAAGGTAACATAATTATCTGTTCTTCTGATGTTGCTAGTGCATTACAAATGGCTGGTGTTTTAGACTATACACCTGCATTAAACAACAATTTATCTGTTGATGACGCAGGAAACACTTTTGCTGGAGTATTAAACGGCAGATTTAAAGTGTACATTGATCCATATTCAGCGAACCAAGCTAGCAAACAATTCTATGTTGTTGGTTACAAAGGTACTTCACCTTATGACGCTGGTATGTTCTACTGCCCTTATGTACCATTACAAATGGTTAGAGCAGTTGGTCAGGACACTTTCCAACCGAAAATCGGTTTCAAAACTAGATACGGCCTACAAGCAAATCCTTTTGCTGAAGCTTCTTCTAGTACAGACGCTGTAATTGACGGTGCTGGTGCTGCTAACGCTAACAGATACTACAGAAAAGTACAAATCGTTAACCTTGCGTAATTGCAAATAACGATTGTATAGTAGACAATCTTACGAAAAAAGGCGATGTAAAAGTCGCCTTTTTTTTAGCCCAAATTATAATATTAGTATATTCAGATTTTATTATATACATCAAATGCTTGACACAAAAACATCTTTATGTTATAAATAATATTAATAAGATAAACGAGTTATCTTTGCAATTAATGTCTGAAAGGACAGGAGGCATTATGTTAAAGTTATTAACTAATGTCCGTTATTTCATTGCACCAGTATTAATAATCACAACAGCAATATCAATATTGTATGGCGGTCTATTTGCGTGGACTGGCGTTGCGTTATTAGGTGTTGGAATAATACTAGATACATTAATCACAAAGCAGACGAAAGGTGCCGTTGATGAAAACGGAGAAACACTAGGTATTGCTTGGTTGCAAAACACGGTTATGTATCTTATGTTACCTGTGTTTATATTTCTACAATGTGCTGTCGCATACAAAATTTTTAGCGGTATCACAGGACTAGAACTTGTAGGCACTACCTTATCAGCTGGTATCTTTTTAGGTATCGGTATCATCTACGGACACGAACTATCGCATACGAAAGGTTTTGCTTTTGTTATTAGTAGATGGATGATGGCGTTAAGTGGGTCAGCACATTTCTGTTATGCTCATTGTTATAATCATCATTTAGAACTTGCGACAGAAGACGACCCAGCGACTGCTCCTCGTGGTCGTACAATCTATGGACATTATCTACTTTCATATCTTGGTCAATCAAAGTTTCTTTTTGAAATGGAGAAAGCAAGATTACAAAGACTAGATAAATCTTTTATCTGTTTTGATAACAGATGGATTAGAGGTTATCTAATGTCCGTACCTACCGTAGCACTTTTCTTTATGGCAGGTGGTTGGGTAGGTATTACTTGTCTCGCTGTAATGTGGGTAATTTCAAACTTTGAATTAGAAGCTTTGAACTATCTGGAACATTATGGTTTG